TTAGATCGCTTTGGTGTGGGGCATGGATGGGACAAACTCGTTCAGTTTTTCGTTGAGTAGGCTCCTTTGTGCTTCGTCATTTTCCTTCATCCAGGATCCGTATACCTGATACACCATCTGCGCATTAGCATGCCCCATCTGACTGGCGATGAAGTTGGGGTTTGCTCCTGCAGACAATGACCAGCACGCGTAGGTGTGTCTGGACTGATATGGCTTTCGGTAGGTAATGCCGGCGCGCTTTATTGCAGAACGCCACGTCTGAGGAATAGAGGCTACCGTGTAGTAATCGTCGCTTGCTCTGTTAACTGCGGTAACTTTGGGATTGAATACGAAGGTAAGCTCTTCTTTGCTGCTTTTGCCGTACTCGCGGGAATGCATAGTGACAGATGCTGGCGGCCGCATGCGCGTCAGTTCCAACTGGTCTTTCAGCACCCTGACCGCTGAATCAACCAGGAAAACTGTGCGCTCTCCGGATGCCGTCTTAGGTGGAGTAAAATCGTCCTGAATGGTCAGGTTGCGTCTCACCGTAACCCTGCCCTTAATCAGGTCGATGTCTTCCCACGCCAGCGCGCAAAGCTCACCGTGGCGCATGCCGCTGTAGACGGCGAGTGACCAGAAGTTTTTCAGCTGGCGCGACTGGCAGGCATCAATCAGCCTGGTGAATTCCTCCCGGGGTAACGGGTCAGGTTGCGGCTTGTCCTTTTTAAGAGGCGACAGGGTAGAGATAACATTGCGATCGGCATAGCCGTTCTCGTGGGCGAATTTGAATAGCGAATGCAGGTCTGACATGCAGGTATTGACGTAAGCCACTGACCGGCCCTTGCCGTGCATATTCTTGCCTCGCCCGTATACGTAGCTGCCTTTCAGAAGCTCCATGCGCATGCGCTGAATATCTTCTGTCCGGATGGCGCGTATCATCCTGTCGGATCCAATGATGCCGATGGTGGTGTTCAGTCGCGTTCTGTATGAGGCCAGAGTGTTGCGGCTTATCTCTGACTCCTTTATTGCGAGCCAGCGCTCTGCCATCTCTTTTACGCTGAGTTCTTCCTTTATTGCACAGAAGCGGGAAAGGTTGGCTGATTCGGGGAAGGTCTTCTGATAACTGAACGATCCGGTCTTTATCTCGTAGACGATGTTAGCCCGCAGCTCGCCGGCCGACTTTCTGTTTTTGGCAGTATCGGGAATGCCGAGCGACTCTCTCACTCGCACCCCCTGATACTGGAAGCTGATGCGCAAGAACCCTCCGTGGTTCTCAACGCCTTTTGGGTATGCTGCCATTGTTTATCCTCTGGGTGAAAAGGGCGATCAGGTTATGCTTTTTTTCGCTCTCTCGCATCAGGCTGCTTCTTCAGCTGCGACTCGATCCACTTGTCGATAGCCTCGCGGTTATACATGCACTGGCTATTCAAACCCGGCTCACCCTCTGGTGAGAACAGCAGATATTCCCTTCCTTGCATCCATGCCTTTTCACGTGCCCGCTTAATCGTGCCTGGACGCATCCCTGTTACAGCCATCAGTACTGATTCAGTCACCCACTTATTGGGAGCCAGCTGAATTACGTTTTCCATATCTACTCCTTATCCGGCCAGTTCCAGACCAGCACGATACAAATAAAAACGGCGAGCCAAATAAGGAACTCGCCGGGGGAGATGTCGTGGATGGTGTTCATGCTGCAGGCTTCAGAAAGAGAATCCAGTGCGTCTTATCGCTTTTGCCAGTTCGCTGCCAGATAGTTGGCTTTTGGTCGGTAAGAGCGATAACTTTGCTGACGGGAATCTGTGTTTCGTTCCATTTGAATATCAGCGTGCCGTGTGGCCGCAACACCCTGAATGCCTCAGCGAATCCTGCGCGGATATCGTCTGTCCATGTTTTCTTATCCAAAGCGCCATACTTCTTTTTCATCCAGGCATTTTCGCCGACTCTGTCTAAATGAGGCGGATCAAACACAACCTGAGCAAATGTGTTGTCAGCAAATGGTAGCGCGCGAAAATCAGCGATGATATCCGGGCTAATCTGCAGTGTGCGCCCGTCACATAAAACATGCTGCTCAGCGCGTCGGTCAGTAAACACCGCGCGGTCATCCTGCTTATCCATCCAGAACATGCGAGAACCGCAGCACATGTCCAATATGCTTACTTCAGACATAACAACTCCTCACGCAGAGCGCGATAGTGAATAGGGTGAGTGGGGGTGTAGAGAGGTTATTCTTTGGTGAGAAACTGCAATTTGTGCCAGATATCCAAATCATCCTTGTCGTGATTCTCGCAGTACTCCTCAACTGCCTTCTCGATTAGAGATGCCTGTTCAGCAGAAAGGTGATCATCCCGATGGTCGAAGAAAGCGACAGTCATTGCTCTGCCGCCAAGGATATCTGTTAGCGGGCCAATTGGTGGCTCTTTGCCATCCGGGAATTCAACTACCAACGTGTAAACACTCATGCGACCCTCCTTTGCTGCTTAGCGCGCTCAATACGCTCGTAGTATTCCCGGCACTCGCTGCAGCAGAAGAAACCCTTCGTGGTCTTCTCTCCACAGTCGCCGTTATGGCAAAGGCCGGTGTAGGTCATCGTGGGCTTGGGTCGGTTAGCCAGGGCAATCTCAATCATCTGCTGCTCGCGTTCTGCGGCTTCATCAATAGGGTCTGGAAAGTTCATTGTCTTCTCCAAATTACAGGCGTAAAAAAACCGCATTGCGCGGTCATGTGCTGATGCTCAATGGGTTCGTAGTTTTTCATGCAAGCCACCAGGATAAATACGCAATAACACCCACCACAAGCACCCACCAGATGTGAATCATGATGTCCTCTTTGCTTTTCATTTCGCCTCATCAATGTTGCACAGTAAGTCTGGTAGTGGTGCCGCCTCCAGCATATCTTCCCATGAGTAGACAATATTAAAGGTAACGTCCACGCCGAAATTCTTACCGCATTCCGGGCAATCAGCATCGGCAAGCGTATGGCGCTGACCTTTCATCTCCTGCGTTGGTTCAACCGGTACCAGCTTCCAGCCTTCTTGCACCAGCTCCGCCAGGCTGACGGCGGGCGCGGGGCGGACGAAGAGTGGCGTAACCTGATTGCCTTTAAACACCGAAAACAAGTCAGCCACCTGCTTGTTTCGCTCGACATGACTGGTTTCTCGGTGGGCATCTTTGAGAACCCATGCAAAAGGCTCCTGATTCTCCAGCTCTGCCAGTTTCGTCTCTGCTGCTTCTGCGCGCTGCTGCCAGTCATCTGGAGGCGCATTCAGAGTGGCAAGCGCCACCTCCATCAATTCGACCATGTAACGCATGTCAGGATTCGATTCTGATGCCTGCTTCCAGCGCTTAATCTCAATCTTGCAGAGACCTGTCAGCGCCTGCTTCTCTTCTTCACTCATTCTCTTACCCCTTATGCCGCTGTCAGGCTCAATGCCGCGGCGAAAATAGTTAGTCCTGCACCACGGCACCAAAGCGTCCGCGCAGCTCTGTCTGATAGTCATTCCAGACAACATCAGGCTTCGTCACGATGATGCGTGGCAGCTGCGGATAGAAGGCTGCCAGTCGTGCGTATTCCTTCGTGGCGCGCCCCCTGCGCCGTGTCTCCAGTGATTCCTTCGTGCGTGATTCAATCCGGCACCGCTCACCGTACCGGGCGGCAATCTGCTGCTGTGCGTCCTGCATAGCGAGCCGATGCAGACGCTGTGATTGCGTTTCATCAGGGCGTGCAGAGTCCGCCGAAGTTTCGGTGAGGTTCATGGTCGGTGCCTTATTGGTAAATGTTAGAAGGGTGGAGCGTCATCCCATTCCATAGGAGGCTCATTGTTTGCCGGTGGAGTAGATGGCCCAGCCTGCTGCTGCGGTCGCTGCTGCTGATTTGTTTGCGGTCGGTTTCCCTGACCACCTTCCTGCTTGCCGCCGAGCATCTGCAGCGTTCCGCCAACGTTGACGACTATCTCAGTGGTGTACTTCTCAGAGCCGTCCTGCGCCTGCCACTTCCGTGTGCGCAGCTGGCCTTCGATGTAAACCTGCGAGCCCTTACGCAGGTACTCGCCAGCCACCTCTGCCAGCTTTCCGAAGATGACTACGCGATGCCACTCAGTTATCTCTTTGTTCTCGCCGGTCGACTTGTCCCGCCACTGCTCTGACGTCGCTATGGTCAGGTTGGCTACTGCGCCGCCTGATGGCTGATAGCGAACCTCCGGATCCTTCCCGAGGTTTCCGACCAGTATCACTTTATTGACTCCACGACTTGCCATTTATGCTGCCTCGCTTTTCTGCTCAAGTTCCGCCTTGCGGATGTCATAAATCTCTTTGGCCTTAGCCTGATATTCGGTGCCGCGCAGTGTGCGCCAAGCCTCTTCAAATAGAGGCTTCAGTTCGTCAATGCCGCCAGCTTCTGAGGCCGCCTGCGTGAACACCTTCAGCGACTCTTCTGCCGGATTAGCGCCGGACTCAAGCCAGTTCAGTAACTGCTTACCCGTTTGCTCACTCAGGATTACCGGATCCGCATTGCTGAAGAGTTTCGTCCTGTCTTTGCTGGCGATCGCATGATGCGTTTCGTGCCCGATATCCAGAACGGTAGTGAATTCGTATTCAACGCCGTCGCGCTGCTCTGACTTCATACCGAGCTTAGCGACCTTTTTGCGGCCGTTTTCCTCCACCTGAGCGGTTTCAGTTTTGCTGCGCATGGTGGCAACGATGTGCATTGATGAGCGAAGAATGGCGTCAAGGAATGATCGGTGGCGTGGGTTTATTTCACTCCATGCAGACCATGAGTTTCCGCGGTACTTTGTCTTGGCGATGGTGTCTACCAGTTCCAGACAGCCGCCAACTCCACCCCATTCGTGGGTGATGCTGTCAATGATGAGAGTGTCATATCCTGCCTGCTCAGCGGCGCTGATAGCTTCAATGAAGCGCTCTGGGGTAAATGGGGGATCCAGTTCCAGCACGTCAAACCCAGCAACATCTGAGTAAAGTGACGCGCTACCTTTTTCCGTATCTATCACCGCAATGCGTCCGCCAATACCCTTGGCTACCAGCAGCGCGCTGTATGTCTTTCCTGAACCACTTGGCCCGGTAAGTGCCAGCCGCAGCTTGGCTTTCTTCCTCATGGCTTTTTCAAATTTCATCACACACCTCAGTGTCAGTTATGGGCGCACCAGTCGATGCGGCTCTGTTGTTGCTCCGTACGATGATCAGCAGCTGCATCCATTGCAGCCTGCTGTGGTGTCATCTCTTCCAGCACTGGCTCTAAGATGGCTTTCATCATCTCGATGAAATACATATCCGGGTCAATCATGCTGCTATCTCCTGACGAATCGTGTAACCCTGCTCTGTAAGCCACTCCATTACGTCTTTAATGTCGAACTGGTTGATCAACTGCTTGCCGTTGAAGTCGAGCAGAGACACTTCATCAGCTTCGATAACCATCATGCCGGGGCGATAACCGGCGCGAGTCTTCAGCTCGCCGCATTCGAGTTTCAGCTTCATCACTTACCTCTCAGGCCTAATTTCTGCAGGAGCATGCGGGTGAAATCGAAGCCAGCCAGTCGCTCTTCTTCGCGACGCTGGCGCTCCAGCTCTTCCTGCTGCTTGCGATACTGCTCAACTGCTGCCGGGGCGTTCATTGCGGATTACCCGGTTGCGTTACTGACTGAATCAGGCGCTCTACAAGCTTCTGCAGGCGGCTCTTCGGCTTCCACGACATAACGTCGGCGCCGGTTAATTTGAATGCGAACATGGTGTTTTGTGGGCGAGCCACGATGGCATCGCCCGCGATTGCATATGACATCGTGGGTTCCTGTTATTTTAATGAGAATTTGCCTTGATAAAGCTCGGCCGCTTTTAGATAGGCTTGATTAGCTTCTTCCGCGGTATTGTGATACCCGAGAGAAATTCGTTTATGATTGATGGTTATTTGGGATAAATACTTTCCTTCTCTTTGCGAGAAGTGAACCCCTTTAAATCCGGTCTTATTATTCTTTGAAACTCCCTGGTTGTGGTGATTCTGAAATTTTGTGGCCAGTCTTAAATTTGAGATGCGATTGTCAGATGGCTTTCTATTTATATGATCAATATCTAAGTCAGGCTCTGAACCATAGAAGTAATACCAAGCCAACCGATGTGCTCTGTATCTTTTTTTGCTAATGGTTATTGAGACATATCCCTTAGGGTCAATAGTGCCAGCCACCGCTCCTTTCTTACGCACCCCGCGAGTCACTCGCCAAAAAAACACCCCTGTCTTTTCATTATAAAAAAGCAAATCTCTGATTAGATTGAGAGGAGGCATTCTTTACCCTCGCTTTGTTTTTGAAAAAAAGTTGGGCGCCATTGCGGCGCCCATAGGGAATGCTACTGTCTGGTTATTTCAAGCCCTCTAAAGGCGTTGGTGACTAGCACCTCAAAGCCGTCTTAGCAGACAGCTTTACGGTGTCAATCAGTTGGCGGTTCAGGTAATGGCATCCAGTGGGTTGCGCCATAAACAATTCCCCGCTGATCCTCAAATCGAGGGGTGCGACCTTTCTCCGTTTTTGCGCCTGACCACTGTCGATAAGTTGCGCTTTGAACGTACTTTCCATGCAGAGCTACTAGCACACGGGCGTCAATTCCAGGCATGCTCTCACTGCACTTTATCCACTCCATCCTCTCTCTCCTGTAGTGGTTACTGGCCCGATGCTCGATCGATGCGCTCAATTTCCGCGATGATAAGTGCTGCTGCTCGTACTAAATCCTGACGAGGTGATTTGGGCTTCCAGTATTCTTCATCCCAGGGCCAGCTATCTGGAACAGGTTCGCATTGGTAATCTTCCGGATTGCTACCGAACACCCATGATCGACCGTTAACATGCCGTGCATAGCACGCCGCTGCGCCCGCCAGCTCTCCGTGCGTGTAGTTGTCGTCACCCTCATTGGTGTAACCCTCAATCAAATACTGCCTCTGACGCTCATTCACAACATCTTCAATTGCTTTGCTCATTCACCCTCCTAAATAACCCGCCACCATAAGCGCCCCGGTGACTATCCAGCAGATAATCCAGTCTGTGTTGCTCATTGTGGGCTCCAGTAAAAAGGCCTTACAGGCCCGTATTTGAAAATTTTCCGTGAAGTCTCTCAGATGCCTCCGAGTAAGCCTTGTGGGCCTCCTCAGGCGTTTTGAATTCGCCCAGTGGAATCTTTACACCGTGGCATTTGATCGTGGCTTTCCACTTCTTCGTTTGCTTGTTGAAGCCAACACCTTTATATCCAGAGGTGTTATTTTTCTGCGCAACACGATTCCACATGTTTTCCTGATTGGTAGCAGCTCGAAGGTTATTTTTGCTGTTATCGCTTTTGACATTGTTGATGTGATCAACGCATTCCTTAGGCCACTCACCGTACATGTATAGCCAGGCAAGACGGTGCGCGGCATAAAGAATTGCATCAACCCTGATATAAACGTATCCGTCCTGACGGATGTACCCGGCCACATCTCCGGGGAACTTCCATCCCTTCTGAATCTTCCAGCAAAACACCCCGGTTTCTTCGTCGTAGGTGAGTTGCTCCCTAAGTCGGGCTGCCGTGATTCTGCTCTGGTTCATAGATAGTTACCGTGCCGTTACGATGTCTTTAGATTTGCGATAGCCAGCTGCGTAGATGGAAACTTGCGGCAGGCACATGCCGTTTTCGATTTGGCCGCCGACATACTTCTCAGCGCCCGCCAGAATCTGCTTGTGATACTCCGTCTCTGTTTCTACAGCCTTGACTACGCGGTCAGCTGCCGGCCGTTTGCAGGCAATCTCAGCGCGGCTCAGTTCCACGCGACGCTGCGGCGCTTCCTGACTAAATGCGCTCGCCAGAATCGCTTCAATCTCACGCGCCTTAATAGCCTCTTCAGCCCGGCGAGCGTTGCGGCGTGACTTCGCGTTATCTTTTCCAACAGGGTTAAGTGATTTGCCATAGACGATGTTCGCCATAAATCCTCCGGTTAGTTACTGGCTGCACTGTCGCAACAATGCACTCAGTAACCACTGTTTGAGTTCGGTGCGTTCTCGGCACCTTCCGTAGAGCTTCCCGCTCGTTGTTACAAAGAGCTGCTATCCGTTTCGTACTGCGCCAGCGTCCTGCTGATGGAGAGATATTCACATATTGTGATTTAATGGTCAATCACAAATTGTGTATAAATTTAATATGACACGCTATGTGTGTGATTTTTTTGTGTATTTATTTTTCTACAGCCGCAAAAAACCCGTACAGCGCTCGACTCAGTGCTAAGATTTCATGGCTTAACAGGAGGAGGTTGGTGGCATGAGAAACAAAGATGTGGCTGACTTGCACAGGAAGATGATGCCTGAGGTGGGAGAGGTTCTTGGTAGGGGGACTATGGAGCTGCTGAGGGAGGGGCGGGCGATAACTAATCTGGCAATAAAGGAGAAGATAACAGGTCTTTATGCTGATAAAGCAGATGACATAGTAGTGCAGATGGCGCTGGCTCTGCTGTCGACGACGCACTGACGGTGCAGGTCAGGATTGCGGGCAAAAAAAACCGCCAGACCAGCGCTGGCGGTAACTTGTCGAGCAACAAGCAAAGTGATGGATATATTTCACTTTCATTATTGGCCGATATTTTTTTACCTGCAAGCGTAAGCGGCAAAAAAAGCCCGCACACGGCGGGCAAGAGTGATGCGGACAATCAGCTTGTTCCGGCCCTGAGGCCGTGTCTCTCTGGACATTAGTGTTATCGGCACGGCAGGAGATAGCTTTAGGGGTGGGCATGAAAAACCCGGTGCGGTGGCGGGTGCAGGAGTGGCAACGAGTTCACCATTGGTAAACCGTTTACCATTAATGACATCGTTAACCATAGGGATCGGTGTGGCGGGCAAAACTGAAGGTATTGAGATCTTCTACTGGTATATCAACGAGATAGGGTGGCGGTCATATGGGGATCGGCGCAATAAAAAACCCGGCGCTGTGGCCGGGTTTATTTGCAGTGTTGGCGATAAAACTTTAGCACCTTGTTAGGTGTAAAATCAGAAGATTCGAATCCTGATAGTACACGCTGAAAAACGCTTTCTTCCATATCAGCGTGTTTTTCCAATTCTCCGCTTTCTTCCCTAGAAACCACATTAGGGACTTTCCATACAATAGCATCGGCATAGAAAACATAACTGTCATGATGCACAAATGGGTGCTCTCCAGCACGTAAAATACATGCTGGATCGTGGTGTACTGGAGCCGGATATACCGTGGTGATATTAACGACCAGTACGCATTCGCAACCATGGACAGGATGGTACACTGGATCGTTACAAATGATATGTAGATGTTTAGACCCACCAACAGGGGCCAATACGGTGCCTTTCCTGTATGGTGAGTAAACTGTCATGCTAGCTCACTGCTGAATTTTTTGAGTTGGTCGCGCGCTCTCATTCTATCAAGGAGAGCTTCGGCTTCCGCTTCAGATTTCCCGCCAGCCATGAAAATGGATTTTGGATTGATCGCAACAGACGACCCGTGAGGATCTTGCCACTCAGAACAAATTCGGTGCGTTAATTCACAAAGCTCAAAGCGCTTATAATGACCAAACTCTGAGAAAACTTTATCCAGAATTTTTATATCAGCTCGGCTTAGCTCATCGAAAGCATCATCGTCTTCAAGCCCATGAACTGGCTTTTTGACTGAAACCTCATAATTCGATTCACCTTTTATCCAGTCATCCCAAGGTGATTCTTCAAGAGGGCTGCCTGACTTAAGCAGGTCATAGGTTCGTGACAATACAGGACCATTGTTCATGGACACTGCGCGGTCACCAGTCATTGAGTCGCCATAACTGATCATATACTCACGATCAGCCAGGTAAAGCAGTTTCATGAGTTTGATATATGCCATGCGCCCACCACGTTTCAACAGTAGGTAACCAGCCATTTGAGCTGCTTTATTTTCGCTGTACATACTCAACCTCCCAGACTACCTAATTAGTAATCTCAAGTGTGATTATGAATACAAGTGATGCTGTAGTCAATCAGGCTTATTGGCCTGTAACCCTTCAGCCTCATTTTACCCAAACGTATCTTCCGGCCTAAGCACCTGGCATCCAGGCGCCGCTGGCAATGAACCATACCAGGAGTGCTATCCCTGCTATCCCACAAACAGCAGGGAAGATGTATCCAATCTTCATTTCATCACCCAAACGTCTCTTCCGGCCACTGAGCCTTAACCACCTTGCCAATGATGCGGATACTGTGGTCGCAGTCCAGAATCCTGTATGCAGGGTTCAGCGGCACCAGGTAACTAACGCCACTGTCCAGCTCGTACTTCTTGAACGTTACTTCTGAGTCACCGTTCGCAGATGCAATACAGAAATCACCCGACTCTACCGGTTCAGCCGGATCAATCAGTATCAGCATCCCTTCAGGAAAGCTCGGGCGCACACCCTGTGGTGCCGTCATTGAATGTCCCTTTACCTCAAGCCAGAACGCTTTCTCACTGGCTTTCTTCGTCGTTGGCACCCATGCCTTAGCGTCACTGGCCGTGTAGCTGCCGACCTCGGCAAATGGGCCAGCCTGGACGTGCGCGAACAATGGATATTCATATTGTTTGAAAACTGAATCAGACTCATCACCAAACATGATCTTGGCTGGTGATACGCCAAGGGCAGAACCAAGGATTACCGCGTCGTCAGCACTTACCTTACGTGTGCCTAACTCATAATTCCCCAGACGAGACGGAGCCGCCCAACCGCAAAGTTTGGCTAGCTGTACCTGGCTAAGTCCTTTTGCTTCACGCAGGGACTTAATCCTTTCCCCGATTAATTCATGCATTGTTTTCATCCAATAAATTTACCACGGTTCGTGATTGCACTCCGTACACTAATTGAGGTTGACTGTTAATCACATTTTGTGTGTAATGGTGTTCTGTTTAACGCCAAGGAGAACGCAATGAACAACATTGCACAGCAGCGAAAGAAAATCGGAGTTTCGCAGGCTGTTCTTGCTTCGGCGATTGGTTGGGGACAGTCACGAATTGCCAACTATGAGCTGAATATCCGTACCCCTGGACTCAACGATTGTCGACTGATTGTTGAAGGCCTAAAGAAGCTGGGATGCCATTGTTCTCTAGATGATGTTTTCCCACCTTCAAAAAGTAAAGCCGCTTAGCAGTACCCGCTCTTTTTACAACGGACATGAAGTCCTACGGAAGCCACCGAGAACGTGGCGACTAACTCAAACGAAACAACAAAACGTTCGTGGCAATAGCTGCGGCTTTGTCACGTCTGAACAACAACTTATCACCAAGGAATCATACGAAATGGATCATGCAAAGAAACGCAACGAGGCATTGCGCATTGAAAGCGCCTTGCTCAACAAAATCGCCCTGTTAGGCACTGAAAAGACAGCAGCTGCTGTTGGTGTCGATAAGGCGCAGATAAGCCGCTGGAAACGAGACTGGATACCGAAGTTCTCGATGCTTCTGGCAGTACTGGAATGGGGTGTCGTGGATGACGAGATGGCTCATTTAGCCCGGCAGGTGGCGCAGCTTCTCGCAAAAGGAAACGCCCCAAAGAGCAATGAACTCTTTGAGGCGTAGGGTGGGGCAACAACCACGATGCATATCCCGGAGATGATTATGCCAAAGAAACACGTTTTACGCCAGGCAGAAATGCGCAAAAACCTTGCCCGCATCGAGTTCTGCAAAGGCTTCAACCCGACTGTCGCGGAGAAACTGAAGCACATTCTGGAAGAGGCCAAAGCGAAGGAGAAGGGCAAATGAGTAACGTTAAAGATTTCGAGCTTTTCAAAGCTAAGGCGCGGGAAGAAGTTAAACGCTGTCCATCAGAAGCTGGGTACGTGTTTTTACCTAATAGCTTTATGGATGAGCTACTTAAATGTGATTTCTCGGTGGATCAATTTAACGAAATCCTCCGAATTTTTGACCCGCGCAGGAGCATGAAATGACAACCGCCAGATTATACGATTTCAGCGCTGCACATGAGCGCAGGAGTTCACGGATGGAAAACCAAAAGCAGGGGCATTTTGCCCTGTTCAGGAGCCTTCTGTCTAAGGATTGGGCCAAAGACACAGCCAAGCTAGCCATGTGGATACGCCTTATCGGTGATGCTGCTTATAGGCCTCGTACAGTGGAGTTTGCCGGTAAGACATGGAATCTTCAGCCCGGCGAGCTTGTAACGACAGCGGCGATTATGGCGAGAAAATTACGCGATCAGGATGACAAGGAAAAGAGTCCGCAGGCTGTTACCCGGATGCTTAACTTCTTCGCCAGAGAGGGAATGATAACCACAAAAGGAACTCGTTTCGGAACAGTGGTTTGCATAACAAATTACGCAGAATATCAGGCTGTTTTACCCGATGAACCTCGCGAAAGACCTCGCGATAACATCAAACCCAGTGCTGGCGCGGCTTCAAGGGCTGTACCCGATGAACCTCGCGATGAACCATCCGATGAACAGAACAAGAAGTTACTAGAACAAGAATTAAATAATACCCCTATATCCCCTGAAGGGGACTCGTCTGATAAGCCTGAAAAGAAAAAGCGAAAACCTTCTGAGCCCTTTGAATTCGACCGAGAGCGATTCAAGGCAACGTGGAACCGCAAAGCTCAACAGTACGGTCTGCCTCGCGTGATAAGCATCAGCAAAACCACCCTTGCTGGAATTAAGCGACTCTACGAATCACACCTCGAGCACTGCAAAGAGACCAAGCGTCCGCCTCAGAACGTTGACACGTTCATCAATGGTTATATCGAGTTTGGTTACACGCCTTCCGATTATGCCTGCGGGAAAAACGATGCTGGCAAAAAATACGGCATCGATACTGCTCTAACTCAGAAGATGATCGACAAAATCATCAGCCAGGAGGAATGACATGGAAAGCCTCGATTACGAAGAGCAGCTGATCGGCGCAATGCTCATCAAGGGAGACCATATCGACTGCCGTGACATTGCCAGCAAGCTCCCGGTGGCGGCATTCGCCAATCACCACCTGCGCAGCATGTATCAGGCAATCGTCACCCTGCTGGACAAAGCTGAGCCAATCGACCCGTTTACTGTTCGTGACTCCATCCCGCAGGAGAGCCGTGATTACGTGCTGAGCATCGCGACAGCCTGTAAGAGTGCCGCGAACATCAAGGCATGGGCCAAGAAGGTTCGCCAGTGCTGGATGCTTCGCAAAGGCGCTGAAGAGCTGACAAGGGCAGCACAGCTGCTTGCCAGCGCTACACCGCATAACCTGAACGAAAGCATTGCCGAAGCTGCGCGCCTTGCCTCAAAGCTCCAGCTGGAAACCAACGACAAACTTCCTCGCCGCATTGGAGACATGATTCAGGACTACCTGAATGTGCTGGAAGATCGCATGAGGGGCGCTGAGTCTGGTTTGTATCTTCAGACTGGCATTGAGGCGCTGGACAACGAGTATGGCGGCTTCGACCGCACCGACCTGATTATCATCGCTGGTCGTCCCGGCATGGGCAAGACAGAGCTGGCTATCAACATCGCTAACTCAATCGGCCGGCAAAAGGGAACAGGGCTGCTTATCTCAATGGAGATGTCAGAGACGCAGGTAGTGGAGCGCCACATCGCTGACCGTGGCGGGCTGTCAATTGGAACGCTGCGCAACCCGCTGGGCATGACTCAGGAGGATTACACCCGACTGACGACTGCAACCGGCACCCTGCTTGATGAAAACAACCATGCTCTGGTTGGCTCGTTCACCATCGACGAAATTATCAGCCAGGCGGAGCGCATGAACATGGATGGCGGCCTGAGCTTTCTGGCTATCGACTACCTGACCCTTATCGACATGCCGAAAGCTGAGCGTGCAGACCTCGCGATTGCAGAAGTCACCCGTAAGCTGAAGCAGTTCTGCCTGCGCAACAAGGTTCCCGTGGTGCTGCTGGCCCAGCTCAACCGCAACGTTGACGGGCGAGGCGACAAGCGGCCAAACATGGGCGATCTGGCAGGCTCCAGCTCAATCGAAAAGGACGCAGACGTCATCATCTTCCCGTACCGCGATGAGGTCTACAACGACAACACCGACCTTAAAGGTCTGGCAGAAATCATCATCGGCAAATACCGCTCCGGCCAGCCAAAGACGTTCTACATGGGCTGGAAGAATGGTCACTTCGTCAACATCGACCAGGAAACAGCGGCGCGTCAGTATTCCGACAACAAGAACAAAGAGCAGCCGGCCAACGACTGGCGCTATGGAGGCAGCAATGGCTAATCGAACCAAAGAAGACCAGATGGCACTCGAAAGAGCAAAAGCGATGTTTTACCGGATCGCAGCAGAGCTAACTCTGGTCACAGCTGAAAACGAAGATGAGCAACTGCGGCTCGACAGTGCGCGCAGGATGGCCGCTGACAATGCGTTGCGACTTGAAGACCATCTGAGGGGATTCTGATGGAAAAGGTACACGACATCGATTCAATGGTGGCCGGCATCATGGCTTTCGTTCATGCAGCCAGACAGCAACGCGCATCGGACGATAATCCAAAGGATGTGACAGAAATCTACATGAGCGCAGGCTTCGACGTGGCTATCGAATTAGCTGAGAAATGCGCAGAGGCAATCGCAGCACAGAAAGGAGCCACCAAATGAACAAGCTAACCGCTAAGAAGTGCAGAGAGCAGTTTGAACACTGGATTAATTTATTTGGGGCGCCGAATCTAACAAGAGCGAATGGTGGAGCGAATTACGCAGATGGCGATGTTGATATGGCATGGATAGCGTGGAAAGCATCACGCGACACCCTTGAGATTGCGCTGGCAGTACTGGAGCGGCAGGAACGCGAGCGAGGAGAGGAAGAATGATGACAGCTATCAAAATCTCCATAGTGTGGATTCCATTAAGCCTGATGTTTTTCATCGCCCAGTATGGCGGCGATTCCCACCTTCAGCCGTGGCAGGCCATCGTAATGATTGGTCCCGCTCTACTGCTCGCGAGTATTGAGTTGATTAAATCCCTGATGGAGACCCGTCATGAGCGACAAAGATGAGCTGGAGCGGCAGAAGTTTGAGCGCTGGCTGGATGAGAATTCATACAACAAGCAGCGCGATAAAATGGGGTTGTATGAAGCCAGCTTCTGCCAAATTGCATGGATTGGCTGGATAGCACGCAGCAAGCAGGAGGAAGAGTGAATTATTACATTGCCAGTATCGGCGGAGCATTGTCTGGAATTGGCCTTGCCAGCGGCAACCAGCTAAGCATTCTCTGCGGCACCATCTGGATTTGCACTTCACTCATCGTTACAGCGATTAAGGTGTATCGACCATGAACAACGTAATCCCCCTAAAACGTCCTGAGCACGTAATATCCGACGCCGAGCTGGAGAAGCTGGCAAGTGATGTAAGCCGCTTCGCCAGTAAACACGTTGGCTCTATTTGCCTGTCAGCGGGTATCAGGAAGCTACTCAGCGACGCACTGAAGAGAGACAAGCAGAATGGAGAAGAAAACATTCCACCTGCGGGATGACCGCATCCGACGAAACTGCATTGAAGCCATCCAGAAACTACCCGCCAGCCCCGATAAGCAATTCGAAATAGTCATTCAGGAACGCAAGCGCAGCTCAGACCAAAATCGCCGTATGTGGCCGCTTTTGCACGACCTGTCCCGACAGGTTGAATGGTATGGGCAGAAGTACAGCCCTGACGACTGGAAAGACCTCATCACCGCGCTCGTAGCGAAATCCAAAAACGAACAGCAACGCACCGCTCCGGGTATCGGCGGCGGCGTCGTCATGTTCGGTTCACGGACAAGCAAGATGCGGGTAAGCGAGATGGTCGAGGTTATCGAGGCGATTTACTGGTTCGGCACAGAGCAGAACGTGAAGTTTAGCGAAGAGGGCCGATTAGAAATCGAGTGGGCCAAAAGATACGGAAAATAACATGACCCCTTTCACCGATATTGGCGCAGCCATCGAAGAAGCTGCGTGGCTTTCTCACGTCTATCAAACGCCTCACTGCGTTTATCAGCGCACGGCTGACGTGATGGAGGTATCTCCAGAAGACCCTGCCCGCAACCCGATGTACACCGCCGGCGCGCCGGGAGTTATCACTACTGACTACAGGAGCGCAGCATAATGGGCAAGCCATACACAAACCGCGACATGAAGCGGATACAGGAGCTCGCCGGGCAGCTCACGCCACAGCAAATCGGCAACATCATCGGGCGTACTGGCGCCAGCGTCAGGGAGTTTGCAGCACGCCATCACATCAGCCTGAGCATGAAGTACAACAAGCCTGGCTACCATGAGGCCGAGCAGATTGTTCGCATGAAGGCGGAGGGATACAGCTTTGCAAAGATTGGCGCTGCACTCGGGCTGAGCAAGACGACCTGCTTGTCTGTTTACCGGAGGAGCATATGAGGAGAACCCGATCACTCTGTGAGCGTTACGAAAACCACGCTATCTACGACACACCATCACCCCGCCGCAAACCTAAGCCGAAACTTACAGCCAGCCAGGTGCCGACATTCGATTATGTCGCGGGCATCTTGCAGGCCAAATGGAATCGCATGAGGAAGACTCGATGAGAGAGCGCTGTCACCGTTGCTACACCATCCTCACCTCTGAAGACAAATATCACTACGGTATCAGGTGCGAAACCTGTAAGTGCGATAGGGAGTGGGAGAAGCATGAAAAAGACCGTCCCGTTAAATCCGCCTATTGGCGGTGGAGAGCCATCTGCCTCTGTGTGCGCTTTCTGTCAGGCATTACTGGCGCCGGTCGAGACCTATTGCTGCAGCGACTGCGAAATCGAGCTGCTAGACGATCCGAATTACCGCATGCACGGAGGGGTAGATGACTGACGCCGACTGGATTGGGTTATTCGTATTAAGTGTCATCATCGCTGGCTGCTTTGGAGGAAGACGATAATGCTCAAGGCAAAATCGCTCGCAAAGTTCCACCTGATAGCCGCCGCGGCATGGGCTGCGTTGACTCTACCGACGCTGATTTGGTGGAAAGAAAGCATCCTGTGGGTATCCCTAATGAGCATCTACGCCATCGTTGTCGCTCACCTCGCGGCATACAGTGCGGCTCACGCTGAGAAGGAGCAAAAGAGAAATGGCTAACCTACGCAAAGAAGCGCGGGGCAGGGAGTGCCAGGTGAGACTGCCGGGCGTATGCAATGGCAACTCAGAGACAGTCGTTCTCGCGCATTACCTGATGGTTGGTATTTGCGGCACAGGAATGAAGCCTGACGACCTTTTCGGCGCATGGGCATGTTCAGCTTGCCATGACGAGATAGACCGCCGTACGCGTCGCTGTGAAGTCACTGAGGCCCGCATTGCTCACCTCGAAGGCGTCATCAGAACGCAGGATGCTCTGTTGAGGGAGGGGAAGCTAAGGCGATGAATGAATACAGGCTCGAATTACCCTGGCCGCCCGGAAACAACCACCTCTTCTCAGTGTTCCGCGGGCGAAAGATAAAAAGCAAAAAGGGAAGGGAATACACCGCAGCAGTAACCAAACAAATCACCGAATCAAATCAGCAATATCAACTGGCCGGCAGGCTGAAAGTAAAAATCCTCGCATATCCACCTACTCGCGCCCGGCGTGACCTGGACAACCTCTTCAAAGCACCCCTCGACTCACTCACCCAGGCAGGCGTCATCGCTGACGACAGCCTCATTGATGACGTGCGCATGGTGCGCTGTGAAGTGGTTAAGGGCGGCAGGCTGGAAATCATCATCACCGAGATGGAGTCAGCATGAATACAGAAACCGAAGATGAGCTTAACAACGTGGTTTCATTCCCGGAGAGGAAGGAAGACCTAAAGGATTCGCAGGTCATTGGTAGAGAGGCGGCATTCAAGCCTTTTTGTACTCACGACGCTGTTTTGGTTAACGACAAAGAAAGAACCTTGAGGTGTCGCCGCTGCGAAACGCTGCTCGATCCTTTTGACTACGTCGCATCGCTGTGTGACACGGAGTCGCGGTACATCGAGAACGTCAAATATCTGCGTCGAGAAGAAAAGCAGCGCCGCCAGAACATCGTAAAGCTCATCCAGATAGAGCGAAATGCCAAAGCAAGAATCCGTAATTCTGGGCATAAAGCACCGCTTCCTCTCTGGCAAAACGAGAAGGTGGAATCATGAACGAATACCTCAGAGAGAAATGGCAGAAGCTGCGCATATACAAACGCGAAGGCGGCTTTGCAGTCGATTATCGGATCATCAAACGCATGGCGAAAATGCTGGGAGGCCAATATGTCGGTACGCGAGCTTAACCTGACCAAAGACCAACACGACTGGCTGAATAGCTGGCTGGAACTGTGGGGTGCATGGGTGTATTCAGGGAGATTAGAAAAGCGCCAGAGCAGTGTCATAGCGCAGTATATGGCTACTGTTGAACCTCAAAGCTATCCTTCGCGGCCGATGTGTAACGATGATGACGGACTCTTGATTTCTCAGGTCGTGGATTCCGTCATGTTCATCGACAAAAAAGCATTTGGCATCCTGCTAAGCTACTTTGCGCATGGCTCTTCCAAGCACGCCATTGCATCCTACTACCATAAGGTCGCAAGTCCCCGCAAAATGTCAGGATCGGCAGAAGGGAAGATTAGACGCCCATCAATGGCTACGTGCCGGCGAGAGGTGGACGAAATCCTGAATGCCAGTCTCTATCTTCTGTATGGCCCGCTGCTAAAAGCGTTTAACGATCGCAAACGTGTAGTTAAATTGCAGAAGGTGGCGTAGAACGTGTTGACAAGCTTGAGCAATTGAGCAATGATACTAGAGTAAGCTGCCGTAAGTGTTCTTAAGAATGCCGCGGCACGAAATTTCAGGTCAGTTGCAAAATATCTTGTGGATTCTAAAGAGCCCTGCGGCCTCACCAGCTGGCGGGGCTTTTTTACGTCTGAGCTCCACACATAACCAAATTACAAAGGTCAGCCAAAGAGCTGGCCTTTTTCATTTTGCGCACGCCATTCAACACCAAATCGTGATTTCACCCTGGTGGCGTAGCGCATTTTCTTCACAGCAAGTTGCCGGATACCTCCGGGCAATGCCGGAGACGGCTATGAACAGCAAACCAAAAATCACCCGCGAGGTTAAGCATGGGTGAAAATAGCATCATAACTGGCGTTCTCGGCCTCGTCTTCGGCGGCGGCGCTGTCGCTGTCCTCTGGAAGCCATTAGCGGCAAGCCTTCTTTCTCTCGGCATCAGTAACCGGGCAAGCGGCGACATCATCACCGGCTACAAAGAGCAGGTGCAGCTTCTGAAGGAGAGCAACAAGCTACTCCGAGAGGAGAATGACGAGCTCAGGGAGAGGCATGACAGGAACCTTCGCCGCATCTCCACGCTGGAGACAGACCTCAAGCTGATTAAAAACGCGCTGGGCATCCTGCTGGCGATGTCTGAGGCCAGTAACGCTGTAGGCAATGAGCGATTCCGGTCTGAAGTAAACAGGCTGATCGCCACTCTGGAGACCGACAGCGATGACAACCGAAACTAAGAATCACAAGCGCAGCCTGATTATCGGCGGCGTTCTTACCCTCATGACCCTCATATGTATTGCGATGACCTGCCTCTTTGTTTACGTCACAAATGACGCCAACCGACAGATTGAAAGCATCCGTGAGGACTACCGAAAAGTAGCAGATCGCCGCGACGCGAAAGTATCGAAGCTGGCCGGACAGGTCGAAGATTTGCAGAAGAAGCTGGACGCTATACCCGATCGCACAGCAACAAAGACAGCAGACAAGGTTAAGCAGGTCGTTAAAGAGGATGAAGACAAATGAGCATGATTATCCCACTGCTTAATTTTGAGGAAGGCTTCCGCGCTAGCCCTTATATCGACACAGAAGGCTATCCGACAGTAGGCGTCGGTTTCCTGATTGGCCCGAAAGGCGCGTCGGTTAGCAACTACACCTTCAGCCTCACCAAAAACGTGTCGGACGTCTGGCTGCAGGAGCTGGTAAACAGCAAGCTTTCCGACATGAAGGCCCAGCCGTCAATTGCTGCAGCTCTGAAGCAATGCAATCCAGCTCGCGCAGACGTTTTGCTGAGCATGGCTTACCAGATGGGCGTAGATGGTCTGGCAGGATTCAAGAATACGCTCGCCATGATTACCGCCGGCAACTTCACCGGCGCCGCAGCTGGAATGCTAAACAGCAAGTGGGCAAAGCAAACACCCAAGCGCGCTCAACGGCACGCAGAGGTGATGCGCACCGGAGCGTACGACATCTACAAAGGCCTCATCTGATGGACGTCTTTAGCATGATCCGCGGCCAGAGTGGCAACATCTCACTGAGCCGTACCCAAGCCGCTCTGGCTTTCCTCGTGTGCTGTGGCGTAGTTGGCTGGCAGGCTTACAAGGGGACGCTCTCTGATGTCACATTCGGCTTGTTCTTCGGCTTCGCCACTGCGGGTTATATCGGGGCAAAGAAAATCGCCACGGACAAAGACATCAAAGAGCAGAAGATTGACGCTGGTATTGATCCGGAGAGCAAGCCATGACGACCATCGAGATGATAATCAGCGGCATCGGCGTTCTGATTGCCTTAGTGGCTGGAGCATTCGGGTTTGGTCGCTCTCGCGGCAAATCGAAAGCTGAGCAAGCCGCAACAGAGCGCGAAACGAAAGCCGCCATCGAATCCCAACAGGCTGCATCACAACGCCAGGCAGAAACAGCCAAAGGAGCATCAGATGTACAGGACACTGTTACCCGCATGTCTGATCGCGATGTTGACGACGAGCTGCTCCGTGACTGGACCCGCAAAGATTCAGGTAGTTGATACGGGATGCATCTGGGTAAGCCCCATTATCCTGACGCCTGAGGATGTGATGCTGCTTTCCAGCCCAACCAAAAGGGCAATCCTTACTCATAACAAGGCATGGAAAGCCAACTGCCAGCAGGAAGCTAAATGAGCTCCTACCAGATTTACAACATATTCTCCGGCATCTGTATCGGCACCTTAATCATGTCATGGATAGGCTTCTGGATTTACCACAGGCAGGAGCGCCGACACCGTGCAGAGCTAAGTCGACTTCAGCAGCAAGTCATCATCGAAGTAAAGAACAGCCTCAGAAAGTAGCCATCACTCAGCTCATCACTCCCGGTGCGCTGACTAATGGTTAAAGGAGACTGTCATGGCATCTAAAGACCTCACCCTTACATCAGACTGGCAACAGATAACAGACGGCACGCAAGATGTTCAGCTGCAGGTGCTCGGCGGAACTATCTGGTTGAGAGATTCAGCGAAGAAGCCGACAGCAAACGCTAAAGGCCATATCGTTTCCACCATGGAATGGATTGGCATCACTTCGCCTCAACAGATGTGGGGTCGCTCTCAGGGCGGTAATGCATCCATCATCGTTACGTGAGGTGAGTCATGGCCCTGTTCCCTCAGCGTGGCTTCACGCCCGTAAAGACGATCGTCACCGACCAGGTTAAAGCTACCGAGCTGACAATCGGCAAGGTGGTGACAAACGCTCCCGACCAGCCAGCCGGCGCATCGATTACCGGTGACGCACCAAAGCAAGTGCTTAACCTGGCTATTCCGCAAGGCATGCCGGCTACCACGCCAGAGCCGCCAACAATGAAAGCTGGCACGGTTAAAACATTGCCGGCAGGAAGCTCTCCCACTGTCGAAATGACAGGTGGCTATCCTAACTTCACAGTGAACTTCGGCTTCCCTGCTCCAGTGAACGGTAAAGACGCTGACCAATACCACCTGGGCATAGGTCAGATAACGGCGCTACCGGCTGACAGCGCGCCTACGGCAAGCATTACAGGCGAAGCGCCTAACCAAGTACTTAATGTTGGATTGCCGAGCCCCAAAAATGGCAATGACGGCAGGAACGCCTCTCTCAAGGTTGGGTCAGTCGAGACCGTGCCTTATGGCAACCCGGCCGCAGTCGAAATAACCGGAAACGGGCCGGAGCAGACTGCAAACTTCAAGATACCCGCGGGAAAAGGCGCTGACGCGCCAGTGCCGACATCATTCACTGTAGGCAGCGTCACGCAGTTGCCGCCAAACAAGTCGCCAACGGTAGAGATAACCGGTAATGCACCCAATCAGGTTATCAACTTTGGACTGCCTGCGGGAGCACCCGGCCAGCCTGCTCAGCCGACAAGCTTCAAGGTTGGGTCGGTCACTACGCTACCAGCCGGAGCGCAAGCAACTGTCAAAATATCCAGCACCGCTCCAGACCTGACGGTTGATTTTGGATTGCCTGCCGGCGCGCCAGGCGACAACCCTCCTGCCAATAGGCTCGCGGTAGGCGCTGTAACGCTCCTGAGTGCTGGCTCAAACCCGACAGTGAAGATTAGCGGCACGCCCCCCAATCAGGTTATCGACTTCGGCATACCGAAAGGCGACCCGGGAGCACCTGGGAAGGACGGGACCAATGGGACCAACGCAACGCCTGTTAACTTCGAAACGGTGTCGGCAAAAGTAACAACTGCAGGTCAGGCGGTAAGCATTACCTTTGCCAAAAAGTATTCAGTCCCGCCAATCGTTACACCTAACCCTGTGTGGAATGGCGACCAGGTAGTAATGGGGCAGGCGACCGACATCACTACAACGGGATGCAAAGTCATCGTTAAGCAGTCAGTCGGAACGCTGTTGCTGAATGGCAGTCCCTTTGGTAATGCTCCCATCAACGCAACTGCATCAATGTTCGTAATCGGAACCGGCAACTAAGAGGAAATAACGATGTCGCTTAAACGCAAAGAATTGCCCCGCTATCAGGGCAAAGAAAGCCAGGTGCTCGCTCTCAAGATTAAAGAGGTTCGCCAGGCTGTAGACGGTACAGGCGTTATCGTGCCGGACGATGATTTCTACCCGGAGTTCGAGGTCTCTCATGAGTACATGAGCCTGAACCAGCCGAAGAAGGGCGGCTACTACGTTGAAACTATCGACGGTCAGCCTTTCTACCTGGAAGGGAAAGACTTCGACAAGCAGTACTCACTGATGAAGTGATAACAAGGGGAAAGCATGAAACGCCAATGGCCCACTTACAGCGACACAAACGGCAATTACGTTTACGCGCTGCCTATCAAGGCAATCCGTCAGACGGTTGACGGTTACGCCTACGCAAGCTTTGACGGCGACAACGACGACCAGTATCTCTCTGCGCAGTTCATGACTATCTTCCGTCCGGTTGTAGGTGGATACCTGTTTAACAGCGCGTCGGGTGAGCTGCTCTATATGAGCAAGACCACCTTCGAGGCTCAGTATTCAGCGCAGACAACCGGACTGCAGATCGGCACTGCAGCCACCACCGCAATGGCGGGCAACAAAGTCCCGACCACTACACAGCGTGGCGGCGTATTGCAGCAGGCAGCAGAGGCAGCGTTAGCCGCACAAACGGTAACGGACATTGCTACTGCACAGACTGCAGTGAACAACATCGTCGCTAAGGTAAACAGCTTGCTCACCAAGCTGAAAGCCGGCGGCGAACTCGCGTAGTCATTACAGAGCATCTCTCGGGGTGCTCGATAATGACAAAGGAGTAGTAAATGGCAAAAGTTAAATGGCCAAGGCTACCGCGCTTTTTTGTTCCCCTTTTCAATACAGCGAACATTTATCTTGCCCGCACGAGAGATGAGTGGGTTCAAGCAGAGAAATCTCTCGGCGTAGATGCGGGATCTCTTTCATTTGCGTTGGGGCGATGTCGCCATTACCACAATGAATCTACAGGCGAGAATATGTATCTGATTGGGGTGTTCGACAACAACCTATCGACATTGGTACATGAATGCGCTCACGCAACCTTTTACTGCTGTAGCGACGTTGGCGTCACGGTGAAGACAGATGAGCCCAACGAAACCTATTGCTACTTGCTGGATAGAATGTTTAGCCACTTCCTCCCCTATATTAAACAGGACTAATCATGGCCGACGAAACCACATCAACCGAATTAACCTCGCAACAGAACATTCGCCTGAAGGTGCTCGAGCTTGTACAGAACGACACTGCTGCAGCAAAAGAGGCGATCGAGTTTGTCGGAGATAGTCCGCTGAACCTCGAACTGTTCAAGCGCAACTACACACTGGCGCAGGCAGAGACAACGCCTGTAGCTCGTACCATTAAAGCGATTCAGGGCGCTAAAGACGCTCTGCCACTGTTCCAGTAAGAGGGAGACCTGATGGCAGATATAAACGACCAGCAGGACCGTTTCTGCCATGAGTACATCATAGATTTGAATGGTACTCAGGCAGCCATAAGAGCTGGGTACAGTGAAAAGTCAGCAGCACAGATAGCCAGTGAAAACATTAGAAAGCCGAATATTCGCAGTCGCATTAAGGAGCTAGCGAAAGAGCGCAATGAGGCGGTTGGCCTAAGTTCGCAGTTTGTTATCGATGGGATTATCAAAAATATTCGTCGGTGCGAGCAATCAGAGCGAGTTCGTCTTCCAAACGGCGATCCGCTTATGTGCGAAACAGAAGACGGAGAGGTTGCGGCTGTCTTCCGATACGAATCTGCGTCCGCACTGAAAGGCTATGAGCTGCTCGGCAAGCATCTGAAGCTGTTCACCGACAAAGTGGAGCACTCCGGCAGCATCGAAACCATGTCAGACGAAGAACTGAACGCAAAACTCGCGAGGCTTGTAAATGGACAATCTGAAGCGCGAGGAGAAGCTTGAGTTAATTCGCTTGCTGGAAGAGAAAGCCCGCCGCCTTATCGTTAATCGCTACCGCACCTACTTCGACACGCGCTACCCCTGGCAACGCAAGTTCATCGCACAGACCGCTGATTATCGCCAGTGCGCACTCATCGCTGCCAACCGTGTAGGCAAGACAGACACAGCAACGTATATCGATGCAATTCACCTTCTCGGCGAGTACCCGGAAGGCTGGGAGGGCTACCGGTTCGACCATGCCCCGCTGATGTGGTGTCTTGGTTACTCCGGTGAGAAGTGCCGCGACTTGCTTCAGGCTGCAATCATCGGCAAGAAGGTTAACGGTGAGTATACAGGCGGGCTGATTCCTCCAGATCGCATCGTGTCCACTGAGCCAATGACCGGCACGCCAAACGCTGTCCGTTCAGCCTATATCCGCCACAGCAGCGGAGAGCTTAGCAAAGTGCAGTTCTGGTCATACACGCAGGGGCAGCACGCGCTGATGGGTGACAGCGTCGACTGGTTCCACATCGACGAAGAGCCGGAAGACCACGAGATATATCCGCAGGTGCTGACGCGTACCGCTACCGGCGACAAAGGTCGTGGTGGTCGAGGCATCCTGACGTTTACGCCAGAGAACGGACGAACAGACCTCGTTATCAAGCTGCTTGATGACCCGGCTGAATCGCAGTTCTGCATGAATGTCGGCTGGGATGACGCGCCACACCTCACAGAAGAGACGAAGAAGAGCCTGCTTGAGTCGTACCCACCTCATCAGAGGGAGATGCGCACCAAAGGCATCCCAATGCTGGGACACGGGCGCATCTTCGACTTCAGCGAGGACAAGATTACCTGCGAGCCATTCCCGATACCGAAGCACTTCATGGTTATCGATGGCATGGACTTCGGCTGGGACCACCCTCAGAGCCGCGTTCAGTTAGCTATCGACCTCGACAGTGAAACCTACTACGTCACCAAAGCATGGAAGGCAAGCAAGACGTCTCCGGCTGATGCGTGGGGCGCTACGAAGTCATGGGCTAACAAAGTGCCGACAGCATGGCCGCAGGATGGCCTGCAGACAGAGAAGGGCAGCGGCCTGCAGCAGCGAGAGTATTACAAAGAAGCTGGCTTTCTGATGCTTCCTGACTGCGCCCAATGGCCTGATGGTTCTCGTTCGGTAGAGGCAGGACTGTTTGAGCTTCACGACCTGATGAGCAGCGGCCGCTTCAAGGTGTTCGCCGGTCTGCGTGACTGGTTCGAAGAATTCAACTTCTACCATCGAGACGATCGCGGTCGCATCGTGAAAACCCGCGATGACCTGTTAGACGCCACCCGATACGCCTACATGATGCGCCGCTTTGCGAAGCGATTCGGGGATATCGGAACTGTGAAAGAGAAGAAATTACCCGCACCAATTCGCCCTATTTCCCGGAGTAGATAATGGCCAACAAAGACGAAAAATTGCAGACCATTCTCACGCGTTTCGACCGGGACTGGACTGCAAGCGACGAGGCCCGAACGGAAGCAACTAACGATTTGTTCTTCAGTCGCGTCAGCCAGTGGGATGACTGGTTATCAGATTACACAACGCTGCAATATCGCGGTCAGTTCGACGTAGTGCGCCCGGTTGTTCGCAAGCTCGTCGCAGAGATGCGGCAAAACCCTGTCGATGTGATGTTCAAGCCGAAGGATGGCGCAGACCCGAACTCAGCCGACATCCTGATGGGCATGTACCGCACTGACATGCGCCATAACACGGCGAAGATATCCGTAAACGTGGCAGTGCGTGAGCAGATTGAGGCGGGTGTAGGTGCGTGGCGACTGGTCACTGATTACGAAGACCAGGACCCGACGAGCAACAATCAGGTTATCCGCCGCATCCCCATTCACGAAGCCTGTAACCACGTTGTGTGGGACGCTAACGCCAAGCAGATGGACAAGAGCGACGCGAAGCACTGCACGCTCATAAGCGCCCTCAGCAAGGACGGATGGGAGGCATTCGCCGAAGAGCATGGCCTTGATGAGGATGAATTTCCGGACTTCCAGTCACCATCCTCTAACTGGATATTTCCCTGGGCAACCAACGACGTTTACTACATCGCCGAGCATTACGAAGTTGAGGAAAAGAAAGAGCTCGCATTCATCTATCAGGACCCGATGACCGGCGACCCCGTTAGCTACTTCAAGAAAGATATCGCTGACGTAATCGACGAGCTGTCAGAGAAAGGCCTGGTGAAGATTGGAGAGCGCAAGATTAAGCGCCGCCGCGTCTATAAGACACTCCTCACGCAAACCGCCATCCTGAAGAATCGCGAGCTGATTGCCGGCGAGCATATCCCGATCGTGCCTGTGTACGGAGAGTGGTCATTCGTCGGCGACAAAGAGGTTTATGAGGGCGTTGTCAGGCTGACCAAAGACGGTCAGCGCCTGCGCAACATGATTATGAGCTTCAACGCCGACACGGTTGCCCGGACGCCGAAGAAGAAGCCTTTCTTCAACCCTGAGCAAATCGCCGGTTATGAGCACATGTACAACGGGAATGATGATTACCCGTACTACCTGATTAACCGCACCGATGAGAACGGTGGTGACCTTCCGCCGGCGCCGATAGCCTACATGGAAAACCCCGAAGTTCCGCAGGCAAACGCCTACATGCTTGAGGCGGCGACCGCAGCTGTGAAGGAAGTCGCGGACGTTGGCGTAGATGCAGCGGCTGCGGGCGGTCAGGTGGCTTTCGATACGGTTAACCAACTGAACATGCGCTCAGACCTTGAGACCTATGTGTTCATGGATAACCTGGCTACCGCTATGCGTCGTGATGGCGAGATTTACTCCTCTATCGTCAACGATATCTACGACGTTCCGCGCACCGTATCAGTGACGCTTGAGGACGGCAGCGAGAAAGACGTTCAGCTGATGACGGAGGTTATCGACTTCCAGACCGGCCAGACGGTCACGCTTAACGACATTCGCGGGCGCTACGAGACATACACCGATGTCGGCCCGTCGTATCAGTCAATGAAGAGCCAGAACCGCGCTGAAATCCTCGACCTGATGGGTAAAGTGCCACAGGGGACACCTGAATTCCAGATGCTCCTGCTGCAGTACTTCACCCTGCTGGATGGTAAGGGTGTCGAGATGATGCGCGAGTACGCAACACGCCAGCTTGTGACGATGGGCCTCAAGAAACCTGAGACACCAGAAGAGCAGGAATGGCTAATGCAGGCTCAGCAGTCGCAGCAGAACACTCCTGATCCGGCAATGGTGCAGGCGCAGGGCGTTTATCTGCAGGGGCAGGCGGACTTGCTCAAGGCGCAGAATGACCAGCGGTCAATCGGCATCGAAGCCGCTAAGGTTGAAGCAAATAACCAGCTTAATGCCGCGAAAGTGGCAGAAATATTCAACAACATGGACCTCGATAAGCAGGCGGAATTCCGTGAATACCTGAAGCTTATTGGTCACTTCCAGAAACAAAGCAGTGACGACAGCCGCGCTAATGCCGAGCTCTACCTGAAAGGGGCAGGGCAGCAGCATTCTCGCAGAATGGACGTCGCAAACCTCCTGCAATCGCAGAGACAAAATCCTTCTTCCGCCAGTAATGGCGAGATTCCTCGAACCATGTGAGAGAGCTAAACAACATGAGCGATACCACCGAAATTCAGAGCACTGAAGAGCAACGCCTGCACGGCGATCACGCAGCGGCATCTGCTGATAGTCAGGTTGACGGAAATGCCACCGCAACCGAGGAGCAGGATGAAGGCTTTGACATTGTCCTGAACGACGATGAGAACAAGCCGAAGCAAGACCACGACACCAACGCAAAATTTGCAGCCCGGCGCATTGCGCGCAAGCGTCAGCGCGAACTGGAGCAGCAGATGGAAGCGGTCAGCCGTGGCGAGCTTCCGGAAAACCTGCGGGTTAATCCCGAACTGCCAAAGCAGCCGGACGTGAACGAGTTCCTGTCAGACGATGCGCTTGCAAAGTATGACTACGACACCAGTCGCGCCCTGGCTGCTTTCAACGCTGCAAACGCAGACTGGCAGCTTAAGGCTATGGACGCGCGCAGCAATGCTGTCGCCGAACAAGGCCGCAAGACTCAGGATTACACCCGCCAGTCTACTCAGCATGTCGAGGCGGCACGTAAGCACTATGACGCCGCTGAGAAGCTCGGCCTGGCTGACTACGACGAGAAAGAGGAAGCGTTCCGCGCACTGGTTCCGCCCGGTGTTGATGTAGCAATCATGAACCTCTTCCCGGAGAAGTCGGCCGCGATGATGTATCACCTGGGTAGCAACCCGGAGAAAGTCCGACAGCTGATGGCAATGAATGACCAACAGGCGATTATCGAACTTACTCGCCTCTCAGACCGTTTAACTCTCAAGCCACGCGGCAAGCAAGTGTCCTCAGCCCCTCCGGTAGATGAACCGGTACAGGGTAGCGTTGCTGCGGCCAATATCTCAGCCCTGCAGAAGCAGATGGAGAAGGCCGCAGCAAAAGGTGACACGGAAACTTACCGCAAGCTCAAAGCACAACTTCAAGGAATTAAATAATGGCACTTTCCGAAGGTCAGATGATCACCTATGCGGTCGACGAAGTAATCGAGACCATCCAAAACCTCACCCCGATGGCCGAGCGCGTAAGCAAATACACGCCGCCGGGCGCATCGATGCAGCGTTCAGGCAATACCGTCTGGATGCCGCTGGAGCAGGAAGCCCCCACTCAGCGCGGCTGGGACCTGACCGATAAAGAGACCGACATCCTCGAGCTCTCTGTGAAGGTCAACATGAACGAGCCGGACAACGACTTCTTCGCCCTGCGCGCTGATGACGTTCGTGATGAGCGCTCTTACCGTCGCCGCATTCAGGCTTCGGCCAAGAAGCTGGCGAACAACGTGGAAGCGGAAATCGCCCGTCAGGCCGTCGAAATGGGCTCACTGGTTGTAACCAGCACCGGCCCGATCGGCAACGCTAGCACTGGCTGGGATTTCATCTCCGAAGCGGAATCACTCATGTTTGCCCGCGAGCTGAACCGCGGCGCAGGCCTGAGCTTCTTCTTCAACGCCAACGACTACCGCGGCGCCGGCCGTGACCTGGCTGGCAAAGACTTCTACGGCCGCATTCAGGATGACGCTTACACCAAAGGCGTTATTCAGAAGCAGGTAGCAGGCTTTGACGACGTACTGCGCTCGCCGAAGCTCCCGACACTGAAAGCATCAGCTGCAACCGGCGTAACCGTTAGCGGCGCGCAGAAGTTCAAGCCGGAAGCATGGCGCATCGATACAGACGGCAACCGCGAGAACGTGGACAACCGTACTGCAACAGTCGCTGTAAGCTCCGGCACTGGCTTCAAACGCGGCGACAAAATCAGCTTTGCGGGCGTGAAATTCCTGTCGCAGATGGCGAAAAACGTACTGGTTCAGGACGCCACCTTTTCCGTGGTAGCGGTGAATGGCAACAACCTGACTATCACGCCGAAGCCGGTTGCGCTGGATGACACGTCACTGACCGCTGAGCAGCGCGCTTACGCCAACGTGAACACCTCGCTGGCAGCTGGTGCGGCAATCAACATCCTGAACACTGACGACGCGCCGACCAACGTGTTCTGGGCAGATGACTCTATCCGCCTGCTGTCTCAGCCGATCCCGCTGGACCATGACCTGTTCGCCGGCATGAAGTCTCAGAGCTTCAGCGTACCGGGCACGGGTCTGAACGGTGTTATCGCCTTCCAGGGTGACATCGACATCCTCGGCGGCAAATGCCGTATCGCCCTGTGGTATGCGGCCACCGCCGTGCGTCCGGAAGCAATCGGTGTGGGTCTGGCGAATCAGGACGTAGCAACCGCCATCACTGGCTAAGTAAAAGGGGCGCAAGCCCCTTTCTCTTTCTGGAGAGCGAAATGAGCGTAATGCTTTACAAAGAAGGCAAAGGCACTCGGGTATGGGGCAAGGAATATCAGACCGTGGTTGTTCGCGATGACGAGTTATCCGATTACAAGTCAAAGGGATGGAAAGAGCACCCTGACGAAGTAAAGGCCAAGGCTGCAGAAGATAAGCCGATTAAACGCACTCGCCGCACCAATGCGGAAGAAGCCGACAAACCTCAGAAAGAGGTAAGCGATGAAACAGACAACGAAGGGTGATCTGGTTAACTCAGCGCTACGCAAGCTCGGTATCGCATCCGACGCGACCCTGACCGACGTAGAGCCTCAGTCAACTCAAGACGCTGTAGAAGACCTTGAGATGATGATGGCTGAATGGTACCAGGATGGCGCCGGAATTGAAGCTGGATACTTATTTGCTTCAGCTGACGCAACACTCAGTCCGGGGGATGCTCATGGCTTAAAGCCTCAGGCAATTAGTGCAGTTGTTCATAATCTGGCTATCCGTATTTCACCGGATTATGCAGTTGAGGCTCCATCCAAAGTCATTACCACGGCCCGCTACGGCAAAGAGCTTCTCTACAAAACATCTGCGATAAATCGCGCTGGTAAGGCTGGTCGCTCCGGGTATCCCAACCGGATGCCGACAGGCTCAGGAAATCGCGGCGCTGCATTAGCAAGCTGGAACTACTTCCACCGACAGGATAAAGATAATGCCGATAACTCAACTGCCGCTGATGAAGGGAACGGGTAAGGATTACGGCAACGCGGATTATGTCGACCTGTTGCCAGTGAACATGCTGGCAACGCCGAAAGAGATACTCGGCGCGTCAGGCTATCTGCGTTCTTTCCCGGGCGTGGTGAAGCGCAGCGATGTAGATGGCGTATCACGCGGTTCGCAGTACAACACTGCGCAGAGTGCCGTATATCGCGTTCTTGGGGGTAAGCTGTACAAGGGCGGAGAGGTCATTGCCGACGTGCCTGGTAACGCACGAATCAACATGTCATTCAGCGCGACCAGTCAGGCGGTTGTGGTAAATGGTGAGCTAAAGCTGTATCGATATGACGGCACTACAAAGACGCTTTCAAACTGGGTAGGTTCTGACTATTCGCAATATGACATCGGCTATGTGCGCGACGCCTGCCGCCTAAGAGGTCGTTACATATGGGTGAAAGACGGAACTGATACTTTCGGCGCAACAGACCTTGAAGACGAGTCGCACCCTGACAGATATCGCGCATTCTATCAGGCAGAGTCACAACCTGACGGAATTCAGGGGTGTGGAGTATGGCGTGATTTCGTTGTTATGTTCGGAACGTCTACCATTGAGTACTTCGCACTAACAGGCGCAACGGATTCGTCTGCGGCTATTTACGTGTCTCAGCCGTCTTATATGGTCTCAAAAGGCATCGCCGGCACGTTCTGCAAGACGCCATTTGCGGACAGCTACGCGTTCATAAGCCACCCGGCAACAGGCGCGCCATCTGTGTACGTCATCAACTCAGGTCAGGCTGTACCAATCGCATCGTCATATGTCGAAAAAGTACTGAGGAGCTACACGGAAAGCGAGCTTGCATCAGCAATTATGGAGTCATTGCGCTTCGATTCTCATGAGATGCTGATTATCCACCTGCCAAGACACGTACTTTGCTACGACTCGGCGGCATCCTCGAATGGGCCTCAGTGGTCAATCCTCAAATCTGGCCTGGCTGATGATACGCACCGCGCTATCGACTTTGTCTTCGAGGGCAACTCAATTAGCGTTGGGGATAAGTGGACTGGCTACACAGGAACGTTGAGCTTTGACACATCGGCACAGTATGGAGATGCGGCCGAACACCTGCTGTATACGCCCATGTTCAAGTCAGATAACGCCCGCATCTTCGATTTCGAACTCGAGGCGGCTACTGGCGCCTCTCAGGAGGCGGAGAAATTGTTTATCTCTGCAACGGCCGATGGCATTAACTACGGCCGCGAGCAAATGCTGTCAGCTAATGCCCCGTTTGTTTATGACAAGCGCGTGCTGTGGCGCCGAATCGGACGCATCCGGAAGAATATCGGCTTTAAGGTAAGGGTGGTGACGAAATCACCCGTCACTTTGTCTGGCTGCTCAGTGAGGGTTGAGTAAATGGCTGATTCAAACATTAACCAGCCGGTGATTATCCAGGCTACGCGCATAGACGCAACGTCTCTACCTCCCGGATTCAGCATGGCGCTGAAGCAGTACCTTATCCAGCAAGGGCAGGATTTTGGCAAAGTTGTAGACAGAGCAAATGAGGCAGGACAGGGCGCTTTTGATGCTCAAAAAAAGAATGAAGAGCAGGATGTAACGTTAGAGAATCATGAGCAGCGAATCTTTGCCAGTGAGAAGACGCTCGTCGATCATGAGAAAAGGATAAGCTCCACAGAAAAGACGGTCGCAGACCACGAAAAGAGAATTTCGGCGAACGAAACTGAGCTTGCCGATCATGAGCTGCGTATAGCGAAAAACGCGCTCGATATAAACAACATAAGCAAGGATTACGTCTCTAAGACCTTTACGGCACAGCAGTCTATATCCTCATCTTTGAATGTAACCACGTCTCTCTCGGTGAATGGCACAAAGGTCGTCGGCTCGCGAGTTACAGGCTTTACGGCAATAACCGGCTCTGGTTATCTCCAGTCTTTCAACGCAGACACCCTTCAGGCATTCAGCGCCACCTATCAGCAATCAGAGCTTGCCAGTCTTGCGCAGCTGGTGCAGACGGCCCGCCGGCGAATAAAAGCGCTGGACGATGCTCTAAGGACTCACGGACTAATTGACTGATGATTACCTTCAAACCTACACGCAACATCGACCTGATAGAGGCCGTTGGCAATCACCCTGACATCATCGCAGGCAGCAATAATGGTGACGGTTACGACTACCGGCCGGAATGCCGCTACTTTGAGGTGCATGTACACGGGCAGTTTGGCGGCATCGTTTATTACCACGAAATTCAGCCCATGAGCTTCGACTGCCACGCGATGTATCTGCCAGAGGCGAGGGGGTTCAGTAAGGAAATAGGTCTGGATTTCTGGCGCTTCATTCTGGAATCAACCGACGTCCAGTGTGTTACATCGTTTGCAGCCCGCAAGTTCCGACATGGTCAGATGTACTGCGCAATGATAGGCTTGCAGCGCGTTGGCACCATCCGGAAATACTTCAAAGGCGTTGATGACGTCACGTTTTACAGCGCAACCCGCGAAGAACTGGAAGCCTTCCTCCTCAAAAATCCCCGGAGTTAATTATGACAAACATCTTTGCACTGGGCAGGAAACTGCGCGGTGAAGAGCCGCTTTTCCCCGAGAAAGGCGGCAAGGGTGGCGGTAGCAGCGGTGCCAAAGAGCAGGCCGACGCCCTGAATAAGTCAACGCAGCTCCAGCGCGATCAATGGGAGACCGTAATGAAGGGCCTTTCCTTTGCGACCCCTCTGGCGCAGCAATACGTGTCTCAGCTGCAGAATCTATCTACCCTCGACGGCCAAAATTCAGCGCTGAACGGCTATTACAATTCCGACCAGTACAACCAGCTCGCAAATCAGGCGCGCTACCAGTCACTGGCAAGCGCAGAGGCAACTGGCGGGCTCGGATCAACAGCTACGAGCAACCAGTTGGCATCCATTGCGCCAACTCTCGGACAGAACTGGCTAACCGGTCAGATGCAGAACTCACAAAACCTCGCAAATATCGGCCTCGGCGCGCTGCAGGGGCAGGCTAACGCCGGGCAGGCGTATGCGAATAACTCCGGATCGCTCTATCAGCAGCAGGCAGCCTTGGCCGCGGCGAATGCTAACCGCCCGTCAGGCTTTCAGAGCGCGCTAGGTGGTGCGGCGTCTGGCGCAGCAGCTGGCGCAGGTCTGGGCAGCATCGTTCCCGGCATTGGCACCGGCATTGGCGCGGCAATTGGTGGCGGTCTGGGCCTGCTTGGCTCGCTTTTTTAAGGGGTTATCATGGCATTCTCACAATCCTGGAATGGTGGCGGCTTGCTAGCAGGTATTGGCGGAAACAATACCAATGCGCCACAGGTTAGCGACGTAAACGGCACACTGGCGCTCATCCGAAATAACAACGAAATCGAGCGTAGCGGCGCTAACAATGCTGGCCTGCAGGCGCTGCAGGGTTTCGGTGGCATTGCGCAGGCTTACCAGCAGTCAGCGCAACAGGAAGCTCAGGCGGCATTCAATCAGGCACACGCAAAGGCATGGGAGACTGGCGATACCTCAGTATTGCGCCAGTTTGCCGCGCAGAATCCGGCATTCGTCGAGCAGGCACAGAAAGCCGTTTCCCATCTGAATGACCAGCAGAAGTCGGATATCGGATCGCTCGCTGCAGGCATGCGCGTGTCTCTGTCGCAGGGGCCTCAAGCCTTCAGTAAGTTCGTGAACTCAAACGCTGATGCGCTTAATCGCGTAGGCGCAGATCCGAATACTGTGCTGCAGATGGGCGTAACTGACCCGCGGCAGGCTCAACAGTTTGTTGACACGCTCGGCATGTCTTCGCTGGGTGGAAAGGACTATTTTGACACTGTAGACAAGCAGCAGGGGCGCCAGCTCGATGCCAGCAAGTTGCAGGAAACAATCCGCAGCAATCAGGCCGGCGAAGCCCTGCAGTCGCGCGGGCAGGACATTCAGATTCGCGGCCAGAACATCTCTGCGCAAAACTCAGCTCTCGACCGGCAGATTCGCATGGCAGAGCTACAGGATAAAGGGCTGGACCGCCAGATAGCGCGCGAAACCAACCTCGCTCGACTCGACGAGCTTAAGCAGAAGCAGGCTGAGGCTCAGCAAAAGGCGGCTGACGCAAAACAGACGAAAGTTCAGGCAGCGCAGCAGACTTACGACACTTTTAATACCGCTCTAGGCACTATTGCAGAGCTGAAAAGCTCTCCGGGCCTCAGTAAAGCGGTTGGGTTAGCCTCTGCGTTCCCGACAGTGCCCGGATCAGATGCTGCCAACTTCGAGGCTCAGCTGGACACGTTCAAAGCTCAGACATTCCTACCCATGGTGCAGTCTATGAAAGGGATGGGCGCCTTATCTGACGCTGAGGGTAAAAAGCTGACGGACGCAGTAGGCGCGCTGAGCACGAAGATGAGCGAACCTGAATTTAACCGCTCTCTCAACCGCATTGAAAGCCAGCTTCGCAGTAAGCTCTCAACTGCGCAGAAAACCTTTGGCGTGCCAATGCAGACCGCGCAGCCGGAGGCAGCACAATCTCCTGCAGCTCAGGGCGGCGGATACTCAAACCTTTGGGGTAACTAATGGCTAAGGCATGGAAAGAGGTTATCGCGTCGCCTCAATATCAGGCGCTATCTCCAGACCAACAGGCGGCGGCGCAGACGCAGTATTTCAATGAGGTCGTCGCCCCGCAGGCTGGAGAGCAGGCAGAAGCAGCGCGTCAGCAATTCTTTTCAGCCTATCCTCCTGCAAAAGCTCAACCACAACCGCCAGCACCTGGTAACGCTCTTGAAGAAGCTGGAAAAGGCCTTCTGCAGGCTGGCGTCAACGTTGCTAATATCCCTGCCGAAGTGCTAGACGCACTCAAAAGCGCCGGCTCATGGGCAGCAGGTAAGCTTGGGTTAGGTGACGGCACGTATCAGCCAACGCAGCGCGTTGAGCTGCCGCAAAATCTTCAGCCGCAGGATGAGTACGCGAAAATCGGCGCGGAAATTGGCCCTTACCTCATTCCGGGCGTGGGTGCCGAGCGTACTGCGGCCGCGCTGGGTAGCGTTGCAGGTGCTGGACGCGGTGAGCGACTGGCAACACAGGCAGCAAACGTGCTGGCGGAAAACGTGCCCGGCGTGCTGGCTCAGAACAGCAAAAAGGATGATGCGGGCTCATTAGCGGGCGACCTGGCGCTGGGTGCTGCCGGTAGCGTTGCCGGACGAGCTCTGATTGCAGGTGGCGGCGCGGCTATTCGTGGCGCACGAAGTGTGCTTGGTAGAGAGGCGCCAGAGGTTGCGACAGCCACTCAGCAAGCAGCCAGCTCAATTCCTTCTCAGCAGGCGTCTCAGGCAGCTCCAGAGGTGCAGGGTGCTGCTATGGCCCCTGAATATGCTCGAGCTGCTCAGTCTGGCAAAGAGGGGCGTATTGCTCAGGTTGTTAACGACATTCAGCCTGATCCGAAAGTCGTTGAGGCAATGCAGCGCCTCGACCTCAATCCGGACGATATGCTGGAAGCTTACACATCGGGCAATGATGCGTTTAAGGCTGTGCAGATTGGCCTGGCGTCTCAGGATGAGTCAGCACTCGCAGCAGTTCGTCGTGACAGTCTGAGCCGAATCTCTCAGCGCGCTGCGAAGATTATCGATGATGCCGGCGCAATGCCTGATCGTCTTGCAATGGATGACGCATTCAAGGCGCGCTTCAATACAGCGCGTGAAGGGCTTAAGGCGCAGGAAGAGCAGCTTTATAAGCCAGTTCAGGAAGCCATCCCGCCACGCCAGCCTGTAGATGCAGAAAACACCCGGGCATACCTTGATAGTCTTGCTGATGACCTGAACGGCGCCCAGCATCTTTCACCTATTGAGAAACGCATATATGAGTCGATATCCCCTACAAGCGACAAGGGTGGAGAGATGACATATGCGAGGCTTAATCAGGCGCGGAGCATTGTTGGTGCTGAGTTAAGAAAGCAGGGAACCCCATTTGGCAGCGCAGAGGAAAGAAATCTCTCTCAGCTATATAGCAAGCTCTCAGATGATCGTGATGCAGTTGCGAAGGCGGCAGGATTTGGCGACCAGATAAAACTGGCCAACGCCGTTACAGCCCAGCGCAAGATGATGGAAGAAAACGTCTATAGCCTGCTGGGCAAGGATTTGAGCGGTAACGTTACCGTGAAGGCTCAGGGTGCGCTGAATGGTCTGCAAAGCGGCGATACGAAGGGATTCACGCAGCTGATGCGAACAGTTCCAGACAAGGAAACTCGCGCACAACTGGTCGCTACGGGATTGCGGGATATGTTCAGGAAGGGCGCCCGTAACGAGGTCGAGAATAACATCAACGGCTTCGTTAATTATTACTCTGCGCTGAAAAGAAACGGGACTGACCGGATTCTGAAGCGTGAACTTCCGGAGCAGACCGTGCGAGAGCTTGAGGATTACTACACGCTGGCTCGCAACGTCACTTCAGCAAACCGCTATTATCTCGCAACCGGCAAGCTGAATTCGTTTCTGGAGAAGTTCGACAAGCCGGGAGGCTTTCTGGATAAGCTTGCAACACATGGAAAAATGGCGACGATCGCAACGGTGCTTGGTCACGTTCCTGTCGCCGGACCGGTGCTGAACACCGCTCTCGCGGCGCAGATGGGCGCCAGAGCTGCAACGCGTAAATCTGGCTCAGCAGCTGTTCAGGAAATGATGGGCAGCTCTACCTTCAAGAATCTCGCTGCAGCGGCAAGGAATAAGCCCGGAGCCGCGGCGCAAGAGAAGATAGTCGCTGATGCAGAAAGGAAGATAGCCAAAACCTCAGCTTGGAAGGAATTCTTCCGCACGCTGCCAAAGGCAGAGAAGCAGAAGTTAGCGCGAGTGGGGATTATCGGCTGGCTCAGCGGCGATGGAGACAGCGACGGAACCAGTCAGCAGCCGACACCATTATCCCAATAGCAATGCAGGCGCAGATGAAGCAGAGGACGATGCTCACTGCGCTTATTTTACTGGGGTGAAATCTGTCTGCTATAGCCGCTACAGCCAGCCACGCTGCAGGGACCAACAAACAGGCTATAAGACGTCTGATGCTGACAGATTTGGTGCTCCTACGTGACCATCTGACTAATCTACGCATCCCTTTGATCATGCCAATTAGCAAGAAAAAACCAACAAGCCAGTAAAGCAGCGGCGGCCACATTCTTGCCGCAATGACAACAAGCGCAACCGATAAAGTTAGCTGCACAACAGGATTCATTTAACCCCCTTTAATGTTATCGCTTAGAAGCGAGGCATAAACACGCCCGGAGCAAACCAATGGCCGATATTACCGCCAATGTTGTAGTCAGCATGCCGTCGCAGTTATTCACCGCATCAAGAGCGTTTAAAGCTCTAGCCGGCGGTAAGATTTACATCGGCAAAATAGACACGGATCCGACAATACCATCTAACCAGGTTCAGGTTTATGTATCAAACGAAAATGGAAGTCAGATTCCCGTCCCTCAGCCACTTCTAATAAATCAAGCTGGATATCCCGTCTATGGTGGTCAGATTGCGAAGTTCATGACCATAGAAGGACACTCAATGGCTGTTCTGGATATGGATGGCGTACAGCAATTCTACTTTCCTGATGTTCTGAAATACGACCCGGACCAGTTTAAGGACAACCTTGCCGCAAAAGACGGTGCATCGCTTATAGGGACGCAGCAAGATGGTACTGTGCAAGACTTCATCAATAAGGTTAAAAGCAATGATGGCGCTAGCATTATCAAGGCTGATGATGGCAGGACGGTTGAGGAATGGCTTTTGGCCGTTGATGCGTCCGAGTATCGTCAAAAAAACATATCAAAAACGGTATCGTTTAATTTCAAGGTCCGTACGAAAAAAGACCTGAAAATTGTCTGCCAGGGTGACTCTATGACGGCAGGTTATGATGTGAACAGCACGGACATAACCCAGCCTGACATGGGGGACAGTAGTACTCATGCCACTATGACTTATCCTGCTGCATTACAGGGGCTTCTGACCTCTATAACAGGGTCTTCGGTGCAGGTAACGAAATACGCTACCAGTGGCCAAACTGCCGCGTGGGGATACTCTCAGTGGAGCACAAACCCGAATTGCGACCTTGCAATTATTATGTATGGCATCAACGATGCTAACCAGGGTCTCAGTATTGATTCTTACCTTGCATCGATGGAGAAGCTGATCCGCCGATATATCGACTGGGGTCATGCTGTTATCATAATGACATGCGCATCTGGCGGGTTTGGTTATGATAACCCGTTGTATCAGGTTTATTCCCAGCAAGCCAAAAATCTGGCTACTATCTATGGCTGCCGATACCTTGATGCGCATGAGGTCCAATATAATGCGCAGTTAGGCATTACACAGTCTGACCCAATTCATTTCAACTCCATCGGCTATTACCGACTAGCCAGCGCACTAGCATTTATGATTTGTGCCGGCGGACTGATGGAAGATTACCGGCCCATTACTACTGAGAATGTAATTTGGCCAGGTAAGCAAACAAGCAGCGTTGGCTTTTTTGACCCTCAAAAATCCATACAGATGTCCTATGGCGCAGCGCTTAATCTTCAGGGCATAGTCGCAAGAGTGCCACCAAATACTGTCTCACGCGTTTACTACTGCTTCTATTTAGATGCAGAGGCCGCTGAAGTTTACGTGAATGGCAGATGGGAAGATCAGCAAGTCCAGCTAGACTTTGACAGCCCTATACCTGCAGTGACATTAGTTCGCCCGCCATATTACTACATGACAAACGAGGACACTTTGCTGGCTTACGGGCCGGACATGAAGGAAACAAACCGTAGATATTTAAGAGAAAGAAGCGGGCACGTTCTTGATGGTAAGCCTCGCTATGCAGGGTGCATCGTAGGCAGGGGATGGCACTGCCTGACGTTCTTCACAGACCAGACGAATGGCGCTGCTAGCGAATACTTTATCCAGAACATATGCATAAATCCCGTATCATCGTCGTTTGCTCAGGGCAACATTGATCCATCTAAGTTCATCAGGAACACAAGGGAAAGCTATGTGTTGAAGACGCCTGGTACAGGTCTGTCAACAACAACCATTCCTTCCCCTGCAGCAATCGGCAATGTTGATATGCCGCTGCCTGTTTCCATGTATGGCTATACATACAACCATCCGGTAGATAGCGTAACAATAGAGCTAACCATAACTGCGGCGGGTGGTGACTACGCTGATACTCCGCTGATTTTTAAATACATGCTTACCCGAAACACACCGGATAACCTGTTAAAAGTCACGAAGGTATTTTCAACCAACCAGGCCCTGACTTTGTCTCGCGCATACATCAAAACAGCAGGCAGAGCCACCGTCTACGCCAAAGGATCGCAAGGCAATGCAAATATGCCGTTTGTGGACATTTATGGTGAAGGTGACAGGGCGGCAGGTATTTTCATTTCACCTTATAGAAAATACCTGGCTCTTGAATTCACTGGCGGGCTGAATTCTTACTGGACTGTTGAGGTTTCTGGTCCGACTATTGGCCAGCAGGGTGCTATCGGTATGACTTCTTAGCAAGATACATGCGCCACATTTTACCGTGTGGCGCAGCTATTTAAGCCCCGGCTGCTGATGACTGCTTGCTGATGACCCCTCGGTCTATTAGACGTTTCAGGAAAGAATAGGATGGCATCTCAACAAACGAATAAGTGGCAATACTAGTAGCAGCAAGAATAGACACAAAAACAGTAGTTTTAGCCGCAAATCCCAATGCTGAATATGTACTGGAGCATCCCAGCAGCACCATAATCGGCTCATGCACCAAGTAAATTGAGAAACTTATTTTACCCAGATATACCATTACCTTTGAGGAAACAAACCGGGCGAAGAAATTATCATATACGCAGGATGAGTAAATGATGTACGCAATGCCAGTCAGCGCCAGAAGATCGTATGACTTAACATCATTGGTCGTGAAAAGAAAATATGAAACCATGCCCAGAACGGCAATCTGAAGTGCACTCTGCTTTGCATCTGGCACACGGCTGCCAGTAGTTTCACTGACAAGATTCTTTATCATTACTCCAACCGACATTCCTGCTACGCATTTAATTAGGCCGGAAGAAAAAAACATTATATGCAGGTCAGAGGCGGCCATAAGGTGATGATGCCTTGCCGTAACCATTCCGTAACCAACGCATGCAATCGCCATCAGTGTTGCATTGCTTTTGCAGCGAAGTATGAATGGGAAAGCAGCCAACGACGCAAAAAGTTCAACAGATATTGACCATGCCGGGTCGTTCCAGCTCCAGGTCTGAGAAAGGCCCATACCCTGAAGCATGAGAAAGTTGTGAACTGCAGTCTCTATGGGGTTCGGGAATGGGTATTCACTGAAGAATGGGCTTTGTTGAATAAATCAGATTTCGGGTAAGTCTCCCCCGTAGCGGGTTGTGTTTTCAGGCAATACGCACGCTTTCAGGCATACCTGCTTTCGTCATTTTGTTCAGCGCTCGTACCAGGGCCATAGCCTCCGCAACCTGACCATCGTAGTCACGCAGCGTCAGTGACCCCCCGAACAGCTGTTTTACCCGGTACATCGCCGTTTCCGCTATCGAGCGACGGTTGTAATCTGTTGTCCATTTCCACCGCGCATTACTCCCGGTCATTCGCTGATTAGCCACTGCACGGTTACGGTCTGCATATTCACCGGGCCAGTAACCCGCACCTTTTCGGGGAGGGATAAGCGCGCTGATTTTCTTACGCCGCAGTTCATCGTGACAGAGCCGGGTGTCGTAAGCGCCGTCTGCCGATGCTGCCCTGATTTTTCTGTGAGTCTGCCGGATAAGACCCGGGAAGGCTTCTGAGTCCGTCACATTGTTCAGCGACAGGTCTGCACAGATGATTTCATGTGTGTTGCTGTCAACGGCCAGATGCAACTTTCGCCATATACGACGGCGTTCTTTGCCGTGTTTTTTGACTTTCCATTCGCCTTCACCAAAGACCTTCAGCCCGGTGGAATCAATCACCAGATGCGCGATTTCACCCCGGGTGAACGTTTTGAAACTGACATTAACCGACTTTGCGCGCTTGCTGACACTGGTGTAATCCGGGCAGCGCAACGGAACATTCATCAGTGTAAAAATGGAATCAATAAAACCCTGTGCAGCCCGCAGGGTCAACCTGAACACGCGTTTAATGACCAGCACAGTCGTGATGGCAAGGTCAGAATAGCGCTGAGGTCTGCCTCGTGAAGAAGGTGTTGCTGACTCATACCAGGCCTGAATAGCTTCATCATCCAGCCAGAAAGTTATGGAGCCACGGTTGATGAGGGCTTTATTGTAGGTGGGCCAGTTGGTGATTTTGAACTTTTGCTTTGCCACGGAACGGTCTGCGTTGTCGGGAAGATGCGTGATCTGATCCTTCAACTCAGCAAAAGTTCGATTTATTCAACAAAGCCGCTGGAAGAGTGCAACTGCTGGATTAAGCGCTATCAGCCCTTCTTCTTTGAAATGGTGACAGACGGCGGAGAGCACAAGACGTGGGCACTTAGAAACATGGGTTAAGTGAGGTGAGCTCGTCATCTACAGAAGAGAGCTTCGAGCCTCCATCTTCTAATGCGTTCCGTATCGAAACACCTGACGGGTTTGTCATCGTTGACCGCGGCGTAAAGATGAAGCCTGGCGATGAGATGGTGTTTCAGTACGACGGCTACCTCATGACTGGCAAGCTGTTCTCTTTGGGGCTGATAACACAGGACGGCGAAACGATAGACAGGGAGGGGCGAGGGCATCATCGTGCTGGGCAAAGTCACGGCGACAATTCTGGACGATGACGACGAGTACCGGCCGACGATCTGATTAAGCAAAAATTTGTGCTACCGGAGCACATAGCACACATGAAGCACAAAAAAATACCGCAAAACACCTCGTATTCACCTAATGGGCAAAATGTGCCTTGCGGTATGCTTCTGATAAACCTTGAATCACCCTGAATCAACTTACTCCTGCAAAACTGCAAAGTGAAACAATGAATATGCAGGTTTAACCCCACTCACAATCGGCACAGCTTAACCAATATCCCCATGAAAATACTCATAATCGCAGCCGTGCTGCTGCTCACCGCCTGCGCAACCAAGCAGTACCCCCAGGCTTCTGCGGTAACGGATCAAGAAGCGGTGACGCTGAACTGCCAGACGCTGGAACAGGAAATCGTCAAAACGCGCCATATCCAGCACGAGATCACCGAGACCGGCAGCTTTGACTATCGCACCGTACTGGGTTTTATGGGCGATCTCGGTATCGGCAACGGTATTGCGCGCCATAATGCCAGCGAAAAAGCGAAATCACGCCTGGCCGAGCTACAGGCGCTGCGCGATGTGAAATGCGTGACAGCAACAGATTCAAAATCAGAGGCGAAAAAACTTTTCCACGCGAGCTAGCGAGAGGGCACACGCAAAGCTTGTTTTTAGAAATGTTATATCATAACATTTTACACTCTTTCATTGATGGAGGGTAAATATGTTGGCAAGCAAAGGAAAAGTCATTGCATTGGGTCTGCTGCTTAGCGGGCAGGCTATGGCGCATGGCCACCACGCACACGGCCCAGCGCTGTCGCAAATGGAGCAAAAAGCGGCCGAAGGGGTGTTTGACGACAAAGATGTTAAAGATCGCCCGCTGTCAGACTGGGATGGCGTATGGGAGTCCGTCTATCCGCTGCTGGAGCAGGGAAAACTGGATGCGGTCTTCGCGCAGAAAGCGCAAAAGGATGGGCATAAAACCCCAGAACAGATCAAAGCCTACTACCGCAAAGGCTACGCCACGGAAATCGAGCGGCTGGGCATTGAAGATGGCGTAATCGAATTTCACCGCGGCGACAGCGTCGCCTCCTGTCGCTACAGCTATGCCGGACATAAAATCCTGACCTATGCCTCCGGGAAAAAAGGTGTTCGTTATCTGTTTGAATGTCACGACAGGAACAGCCATGCGCCAAAATATGTGCAGTTTAGCGATCATATTATCGCACCGCGCAGGTCAAGCCATTTTCACCTTTTTAGCGGCAATATCTCTCAGCAGGCGCTGCTGGAAGAGATGGATAACTGGCCCACTTATTATCCCTGGCAATTAACACAGGAACAGGTGGTTGATGAAATGCTGCATCATTAATATTAGTGAAATCGGGTAAATATATTTCAGTCAGGCGTTTACCCTGAATATATTATTCAGACGGTATGAGAAATTTTGTCGACGACGGTTTTAACCAGCAACCTCGCCGCAGGCCTTGCCGCATCGGCTCTTGCACTGAAGAATCTCCCAGGCACAAGGGTCGCATCAGAGAAGGTCACCATTACAATATTACCTGAGTGTGACCATTCTCTTACTGAATTAGATATATTCCAGCGACAATCGCGCTGACAGAGATAATATGTAACAGTTCGGTCATGAGTTTTTCCTCCAGTGCAGTCTCTTATTTCATTGAAGAAGCTATAAAGCGATCCGTCAATAAACAGAATTAAATTTATCTGCGCTAACGACGGCGTTTTTGCGTAAAACTACATGGAACACAGCCTGTCCAATAAGCCAAACGGCAACGGCGTAATGTTTGATCTTTTACGCTTCGTTCACGTTTCAGTAAGGGAGGGCGCATATTAAATAGTCACAGCACTAAACTAAATATACCCAACAGGGGTAACTGGAGGTGCGTATGTCAGAACGTCCCGATGATATCGATCCCATTCCCGGCGGCGGCCAGCTCCCAGGCGGCGTAGAAGATATACCCGGCGGAGAGGGGGATGAGATGCCAGAAGATGATGAGTATGTAGAAGATGACGTTGAGGATGAAGATGAGGATGAAAATCTGAATCCCTGAATGTGAAAGCCGTCTGCGGGCGGCTTTATTCATTAAAGCGCGCAAAAAATTGCCCGCACAGGTCAGCGGGCAAGTCCAGTCCGGCAGAACTCTCGATTGCATTACGTAAAGGGTATGCGCATAGCGCCAGATTATCTTCTCACCGGCGCTACGATAAAGAAACGCAGCAGCACGCATTCGTCACAGGAAATTCTTATGGGCAAAAAAAAGCCCGCTCAAGGCGGGTGAAATCGTTACATGGAATTATCCACATACTTAATAGGACGCTGCTTCGCGGCGAAAGTTCGAGCGAAGCGGAAGATTTTTGCGGCTTACTGCGCCGTATCGCGATAGCGTCGCCACTCTACCAGCGTTCCCAGCACAGACAGCGCCTGTTCCGACGAACGCAAGAGCGGGTAATCCTCGTTCAGCGGCGCCAGCTCAAAGCTGTTGTGGCTGCGCGCGCGATATTTGCGTAGCACATACTCGTTCTCTCCAGTAAGCGCCAGCACCAGGTCCCCAGGCTGGGGCGGTAATTCAGGATCGATAAGCAGCAGATCGCCACGCAGGCACTGCGGCGCCAGCGCGTTGTCCCATAGGGTCAATGCAAAGCTGGTGGCAGAGTAGCTGCGATCGGTAGGGATCCGCCTGAGGATCTCTACCTGCGTCGCCTCCGCCAGCCAGTCGCCAATCTGTTCTCTCTCCAGATAAGGCAGGCCGGTTTGCGCCTGCGTTTGTACAGTAAACACCGGTCCATCCCCGTCTACCAGCCATGCTGGCGCGCAGCCCAGCACCTCCGCGAGTCGCAGCAGGTTTTCTCCGCGCGGCAGTGTCTCCTCTTTTTCCCACTGAGATATCGCCACATGGGAAACCGAGATTTTTTCTGCAACAGCTTTTTGCGTCAAATTCAGTGCCTTACGGCGGAAGCGAATACGATCGCCCGTAGTTTCTTTTTCCATCTTCTTGACATCTCCTGAGAGCCAGACTTAAGTATACTTAAGCTGTGAATTTAAGCAATCTTAAGTTTCGGCGAGGGAGGCGCTTTGCGTTTTACGCCTGACGTCAGCAGCCGTTACCCATCGAGGTACAGAGGTGAGGCATGGAAAGTAGTCTGATAACCAGTGTTGGCGCGTTAGTTCTTGGGGGCGGAGCGGCCGCGCTTTTCTGGAAGCCGCTTATTGCAGGCATTGCTTCTATTGTCACCAGCAATCGTGCCGGTGGAGAAATCATTACCAGCTACAAGGAGCAGGTCTTACTGCTGAAGGAGAGCAATGCGCTGCTCCGTCAGGAGAACGACGATTTACGTATACGTCATGATACCAATCTACGGCGAATATCTACCCTGGAGACCGATCTGCGCTTAATTAAAAACGCGCTCGGCATTCTGGTGGTCATGACTGACGCCGATCAAAACAGCAAGTTTCGTAATGAAATCGACAGGCTAATTTCCACCCTGGAGGAGCATAGCGATGGCAGAGATACACAGTGAAATAAGACCGACGACCCACAAGCGCAAAGTTTTGCTCGGCGTGCTGATGCTGGGCATGTCGTTGATATGCATTGTGATGACCATCCTGTTTTTATACGTCAGCAGCACGGCCAATCAGCGCGTAGAGGATATTCGGCGCGAAGCACGCGAGTCCGCCGCGCGACGTGAAGCCAAGGTGGATGAGCTGTCGAAGCAGGTGTCCGTGCTTCAGAACAAGCTGGATACGCTGCCCGATCAGACGGTCGACAAGGTGAAGCGGGTCGTCATACAGGATGAAAATGCTACGAAGCCTTAACAGGAGAGTCTAATGCGAATTTTTAACCTGATTGGTGAAGGCTTTCACGCCCTCCGATCGTTCATTATCACTAAGGAGTCTGCCATGACCGATACCAGCATCATTAACTCAACCACGCCAGCAAGCGATGCCGAGCTGCCGCAGTTTGCCATACCGGATGCCAATGTGCCGACCGATCCGCAGCTGCAGCGTTTATCTTCTCCCTCAACGGTGGCGCCAGCCACCTCTGAAGAGACGCCGGGCGAAACCCACGTTGCGCCTGATGCGACGGCGCAGCACACGCCGTCGCCGTCGGCAGAGCAGAGCGCTGCGCCGGACGCTTCAGCCTCACAGGCTGCGGATCAGGCCGCTGCGCCCGACGCTGCCGCCGCACAGTCTGCGGATCAGGCCGCTGCGCCCGACGCTGCCGCCGCACAACCTGCTGATCAGGCAGCTGTGCCCGACGCTGCCGCCGCACAGTCTGCGGATCAGGCTGCTGCGCCCGACGCTGCCGCCGCACAGCCTGCTGATCAGGCAGCTGTGCCCGACGCTGCCGCCGCACAGCCTGTGGATCAGGCCGCTGCGTCCGACGCTGTCGCCGCTCAGTCTGTGGATCAGGCCGTTGCGTCAGACGCTGTCGCCGCTCAGCCTGTGGATCAGGCTGCAACGCCCGATGCTACTGCCGTACAGCCTGTGGATCAGTCCGCGACGCCTGATGCAGCAGCGCCCCAGCCCGCAGAGCAGAGCGCGCCCTCGGACGCGGCCGCTCAACCCGCCGATCAGGGCGCTGCGGCAGGCACTGCCGCCGATGCGCAACCCCAGGCGCAGACACCCGTGGCGGATGCCGCTGCCCAGCAGGCCAGCGCGCAGGCTGTTAACGCTGCTGTTCAGGAAACGGCGCCCGTAGCCGATTCCGGTAGCGCTGCGCCGTCGTCCGCTCAGCCCGCCGGGAATGAGGAGCAGAGCGACTTCAGCGCAGGGGTAAAAGATTTCGGCGCCGCTTTTGATTTCGTACAGCAAGGGATTGAGCACCTGGGGACGGCGGCCCGTAAGGAGCTGTTTGAACTGGCGCGTAAATATCTCTAATGACTGAGCGCATAAGGCACTGAAAGGGGACAACGCGTCCCCTGTTTTTTGATGAAGAGGGCGCTTCTGGCGGTGTAGCGTAAACGCTGGGCTAAAGAAGAGAAGGCGTAGAAGCCAGAGATCGAGAGGGTCAGGCGCCACTTCCGAATATTCTTAAGGCGGCTTCGTTATATTCCACTACCTTTAATCATTCACGCGAGATATTTATTGGTTAAAACAGCAAAAGGAAAAACAGCATGAGTGATTCAGTGGAAACGAAAAGCAAAACTGACTACCTGCGCGATGTGACCTCGCAGCTGAAAGAGATGCGCCACTATGCGCAAACCAATACCGAAACGCTCTCCAGCCACTGGCTCGCGTTCGATGCCGGCGAATATAAAGATCCCGAGTTTGCCGGACGTATCGATGCGCTGCTAAACAAACAGGGCACGCTGCTGGATGATTTAGACGCCGCGATTCAGGATATCGAAATCGCTATCAACCACAGCGAGCAGGAGAAGTAATCCTGCTCAGTCGGTGGTCGGCGCTTAGTCGGCCACCAGCCACATTTCCGCCTCGTCAAACATCTCTTCGACAATGCGCGCCACCGTAGCCTTATCGTTCTTGCTCAAATCGGTTTCGATGGCGTTGCGCTCCATCGGCTTTACGCGCACCTCAATCTCCGGGAAGACGCGCTGAACGCGCTTTTCCAGCTCCCGTAAAATCATCTCGCGCGCGCCCGGCAGGCCGGCTACGTTACGCTTATCGTAAATCAATTCCACAAACATACTGGTATTCCATACAGGGAAGAAATTCGCTGGCACATCATACTGTAAATCCAACCAGTGACAAGCCTCTCAGGCGCATTGAGCGCTTTTTTTTCGGCGTAATACGCAAATTCGTCTCAGATAACAAAAGTGGGAAGATCAAAGGGGAGCAAGAAGGCGAAGAGAGCGAGAAAAAAATCAAACCTCTGGAGGTGGAAATCCAGCAACACCTCCAGAGGCGGTGCAAGCGCACCATTCGTTCAAGGACAATCACGACCGAAGTCGTCCAGTAAAGTTATACAAGTTTTATCTTCTTGTACAATTTAATCCTGATTTATTTTACTGGTTGGAGGTGTTGTCGCGATCGGCCGCTTAAAGCTCGTTTTTGATGCAGAACTCTTCCCAGGTCATTCCCAACGATTCAGCATGCGATTTAAGATAATTTTCAATGGCTTCGGCGGCCACCGCTTTATCCGGCTCGGCAAGCTGGATAGAGAAGATCATGCCGTCGAGATTTTTCTGGCGCAGGAAAGCGGCGTAAATACGTTCCGCATGCCATTCGCGCAGCTGGCGCAGCGACATATTGGCATGGCGCGCGTCGCTCTCCGTCAGTTCATCGAGCGCGGCCTGAAAATCGGCATGAGCGGTAAAAAACATCTCGCGCGCCTGCGCGTAGTAGGCTTCTGGCGTTTTCAT